TCCCTCCTCGCTTGTCCCCGCACGAATGCAAATGGCTGCCAAGCGCGACGGCATGACAGCATAGTGCGGCACCGAAGACGGCTCGGTTGGAATAGTCCAAACATCGCGCAAGGCCCGTTTGTGATACTCAACGTCGGCAGTTTTCACCAGCCCATGTTTGGTCTCGTGGCCCACCATCCCGTCATAGCGGTAGTTCCGTAAACAGCTTGCACGGCCGGTGCCTCGCTCTTGTATCCCGTAATAGTCGTAGTAGTATTTGTGCGCCCGCCACAGGTTCACGCTGCGGCCATCGATCTCCACATAATCCGGCTCCGGCCGCTTTCGTGTGCCTTGCTTCTCAGGATGCGTCCAAAACTGCGGCTTCGTGGCCTTCGACGCCAGAATGATGTATTCGTGTGCCTTCGTCGGTCTGTCCTTCACGCTCTCTGGCAGCGGGTTCCCTTGGTACGGGTCGAGGTTATCGACGATAGCCCACGCTGTTTCTTCATCTACACCAGCGGCAATACAAGCGTCGTAGACTTGGCCCCTCAGTTCTTTTTGCCCTGAAGTGCCTTTGGCCCAGACTATCATCGAGCGGATAATCCAGCCATCGGCCTGAAGTGCTAAAGCAAGGCGCTGTGGCACGAGAGCAAGGTTGCACGACACATGACCTTCCGGCACAATCCGAAGCCTTGCCAGCGCCCCTTCGCCCTTGTGACCTACATATTCGCCGCCTTTAGGGCCTTGGCGGCTCCCAATATATGTGTCGCCGATATTCAGCCATAGCGTGCCATCGGACCTGAGAACCCGGCGGTACTCTCTGAATATTTCGACCAAGTGCTCTATGTATAGCTCTACCGTGGGTTCTAACCCCAACTCACCACGCCAAGCGCCGCACTTGGCACAGAAATTCTCCGCCCATTCGTGTTCACAATCGGGGTCGCCGCCCCAGATGCGGGCTTGGTCTCCTGCGTACTTGCGAACTGCCCAGTACGGGGGTGACGTAAGTATCATGTGCACGCTCTCGTCTGGTAGCCCGCGCAGGACATCGAGAGCGTGGCCACAATAAAACGTATGATTGCCTACAGTTTCTTGCTTGACCATCGGTAGCTAATCACCGCAGAGCTAATTGTGACAATCCACAATAGCAATAAACTTGTCTTGATGTTCTCGCAATAACTCTATGATCTTCTCTCGCCACCGCGGCAGTATCCGTTCTGCCTCCTGATGGCCTCTCTCCCAATACTCTCTTGCCTCATCATCGCTTAACAAGTAACCGACGCGCCAAGGCACAAAATCCGATGCCCACGGGCGTCTATACCACTCGCCATCGACGACTATAGCGCAGAACAAGTGCTCCTCGGCGGCTTCCTGCTTTTTCAGCACACACGCCACGGGTACAATGTCTCCATACCCGCATTCAGTGAACGAACCGCTGTAACGGCCGCCTATGATGTAATAATCCCATTCTTCATCCTTGAACGGAGCCAATGCTTCTTCAACTTCGGACTCCGCATATGGGGAGCTTACGATGACGCCGATTAAGTAATGCAACAGCTCTCACTCCAAAGCTTGATCTTCGTCCCAGCATTCCCACGTGACGCCGCTGCAATCGTAGACAATCGTGGCGTCCTCCAGCCCCGCCTCGTGGGCCTTCCGCATCCCTTCGCGCACCAGCGCGAGGGCATCGGCCAGCTTTATCACTCGCTCCGTATCGTTGGCCGCTGCCGCTCGCTTCAGTGCTTCAAGAATGCGCCGTTCATCATTCAGCGGCCAACCTTCAATTTGAATAGTACAGCCGTCCGCAGGATATTTGATATACACCATTCCCGTGTAATCATGACCCATTACGCTTTTCATCCTTTGCCAACTCATCACACAAATCGCGTATCCACTTGGCTATCTTCTCCAAATCGTCGGCCCGCCGCCGCAGCCATCCCAGCGAACGCTTGTGAATACACCCATCGCGCGGCGAATACCTTAGATTTGCTCGCACATGAACATTGATAGACTGCCATGCATCCAGCAACTCCTCTGGGAAGACCAACTCCAACCCAAGGTACGGACCACTTCCGTCATCATAAGCAGGAGCAGCTTCACACAACCAATCATCTTGGCGTTTGGTCACCCCATACTTCTTGCGCCACGCCCGCACGCGACGCTCTTCCTCGCACCCACCCACGTCACCGGGTAGGTCATCATCCAAATAGTAGGCGATGCTTGCTTTCAGCAGCCGCGCGACCTCTTTCGGGTCATACGGCGGCAACAATCTCCTGCTACCCATTGTCGTCAACCCCTATATCAAAGAGAATTATGCCGCGGCCATCAGCAGTAGATGCATATTCATACTTGCCGCCCCGCGGCACTATCAATAATACCCGCCCGTCCTCCAGAATAATCTCGCCAAGGCACTCTCCGTGGCCGCAACAAGACAAGCGCATGTTGATACCCGCGTCTTGCAGGGCCTGTACTATATCGGCGATGCAGGCGTCTATCTTTGCCAGCTTCCAGCGGGCGCGGCCGGTATAACTCAAATCCGCGGGCACCCAAACCAAGACATCTTTCGTTGTTCCCCATTTACACATGGTTACAATGGCAAATCTGCACCCCAGCAGTACTTGTCCAGCGCGGCTCTTACCACTTCCTGTTGAAGGGCACCGCCAATGACGCGAGCCGCGGCAGCTAGAACGGTCTCAGCCGAGATACCGTCCACACCCATCATCATTGCATAAGCCGCCCCGCTATCGCCCCGCAACCCACTCTCCGCGTCCGAAATAGGCAATGGTTGCATCCATGAAATCTCCGGCAAGCCTCTCGCGGATTGCGAAGACAACTGCGGCAGTCCTCGATATATTTCGTTCATAAGCCCCGCAGCGGCCAACGCAGGATCGAAGCGGTCATGGGCTCCCACAAAGAAAACAGCCTTACCCGCTTCACTAGGAGGAAATCCGAACCACAAGCAACGCGCCCACACGCTTGTCTTGGCGACAGCATAACCCAACGCCCACGAACGGGCCGCGGGCTGCCCGTTGACCAAATCGGCTAAAGTAACACCTCCCGCTTCAACGCGGACGCTTTCGCGGGCGATGCCCAAGGACTCTGCCACGATGTGCTGCCCGATGCGCATATACGCCTCGTGCTCATAATCACACTCCCACGGTGCCTGCCACGCCTTGCCACACAGCAAGACATGGCTGTGGCGCATCCGGTCATCGGCACGCCAGCACAGATACCAGTAATTGTCGCCGTTGCCCACATCCATAACAATGTAGTTGCCCACGCGCCACGTGTTCACGGCGTATCCCTTCATTATCTCGGCAGGGTCATGCTCCCACGGTAGATACACTATACTCTTCCCCCTTCATCGACAACGTGCTCCAATAAATCAATGCCCCACTTGACGCCATACCGCAACCACAGAACATCTCCGCCCCGCAACAGAAACTCATCAAGCCATTGACGTATCCTCTGTGCAACAGCCTCTTGACCTTTCTCTTCCTGCCCACGACGCATATCCAAGCACCGCAAAGTTCTTCTCACACCTACGTAAGGCCCCGCACTGCACCCAATATCGAACCACATATAGTCGCGCCTTGCACGATATTCGACTGTCTCTGGTGGCCACGCAGGGGGTGAAACATCAGCAAGCTGCCAATCGAAACCCAAGACATCCCCCTTCGCGGGCAACCAATTCACTTCCCCAAACACTATATCAATGCCCAACCGCACAGGATCGGGCGGCCGCCAAGCGGGGAACAATCGCGTCACGACACATTCAGCAAAGAAGCCCACCCCTTCGGGTACCGCAATGGCCACACGCACACAAGAGTCAGCATCGGCGAACAACCCTCTTTTGAACCCCAGCTTCGCAGCCGCAACCCGCCAAGCATACTCCTGGAGACCTTCCACGTCCCAAGGATATTCAATTTCCCACGCCCGCTCAGCGCCATCAGGCTTCTCGGTTGTTTCCATCGCGGTTCAGCCTCTCCAGTGTGTACCACATTCCGCAGGCTACTTCTGTGAACGGTCGCGCGTCTGGCCGCCGCCGTGGCGACCTACAATAACGCCACCACTCGGAACCATCGTACTCCTCACGCTCCAACCATGTATCATCCGAGAACACAACCACCAAGTCGCAGGCCACCTCTTGAGCACCAAAGCCACTGTCGTAATCAACCTCGCGGGCTATCTCCTCAAACTCTTCCCACGAGATTGCGTATTTCCCGTCGGCACTACCAACCCACGATACGTCATCAACAGTGTGCCCACTCTTACGAATGGCCTCCAGCGTTTCTTCGAGGAGATTGACTTCATCCTCGCGCATCTTACTTGCCTCCAATGATGAGTGGTAGCCCCGCACCGTTCGGGCTGGTGGGCACAATCACAAACGTAGTGTTCTTGCTGTTCGCAAGCTCTTTCAGAGTCTCGATAGCCTTATATTGCACGTACATCGGAGTCAGTGTTGCATTGATGATGCGCTGTGCCTTGGCAAGCCCCTCTGCTTCCACAATGTTGACTTCTGCCTGCCGCCGCGTTTGCTCGAGTACGTACTGCATCCGCTCGGCATCTTGCTGTGCCTTCAACTTCTCCTCAATTGCTTGAGCCACGCGCTGCGGCAGCTTCACATTCCGCAGCATGAAGCGCTCCAAGATAATGCCCCTTGGCTTGAATGCCGCCGCGAGGGACTGAGTTACCTGGTCAACATAATGCTGTCGCGCTTCGCTGTAGATGTCCACGGCGGCATACTTCACAGCAGCATCACGAATAGCAGTCCTGACCGTTGGCCGCACGAAACGAGTAATATAGTATGGTCCGATGGTCTTGTGCAGCGCGGGGGCTTGCTGCGGATCGATGCGGAATAGCACGGTGCAGTCAAGCGACAACGTGAGACCGTCCTTGGTAAGCACGTCGATGCTGTCGTTGCCCCTGCGCTGGCCCTCGTGCGGGGCTATTGACATGGTATATTCCAGCACCCGCGTCGGGTATCTGAGTACAGTTGCCCACGGCACCACAAAATGCAAGCCTTCGTCCAAGGGGCGCTCAACCAGATGTCCCAAGACGACTTCCACGCCGACGTACCCCGGCGGGATGACGGTGGCACATCGCCAGAACAGGAGGACCGCCAGCACCACAACGGCGGCTATCGACGAAGCCTTCCAAGTTGGCCAGCCGTACTCATCAAACATGATAGACCCTCCTGTTTCGTACTGCGGTAGGACCATTCCTACTCGCAGCGAGCGACTTCAATGTTGCCTTCGTCAAACCAGCGATTGTCTAACTCGCATTCCGTGTGGCCCGTGCGCCGCAGTTCGCTTAAGCAGCCGCGGGCCTCCTGCTCGTCGCAGTATCGTTCCAATAGCTTGCGCACTGTTTCCATTCCTTCAACAGTTCCATGCACTGTCGCAGCTCCGCCGTATCCATCGTCGTCCAGCCATAGACCATGTTCCTCCACATTCCCTGCATCCCCGATAATGAGCCGCGCACCGACATAAAGGTCTTCCATCGCCTCCGCGGCCATAGCGCGCTTCCACAAATCGGTGCCGTCGTAGTAGCCGTACCTTGCTTCGATGCACACACGATACTTCTGGCGGGCCATTATCCTCACCTTTAGTAATTATCCCCGCCCGCGGCGGCTATCAAACCTCGTCGTTCAATAGCCGCGGCTGTTCGGGCTGCTCTTCTTGCTGCGAACCCTGCTCATGTGCCTTCCGCACTCGTTCGGCCATAATCTCGAAGTATTTCGATTCCTTCTCAATGTGGATGCCGCGGATACCGCGCAATTCGCAGGCGACAGCCAATGTACCAGAACCAGCAAAGGGATCGAGAGCCGTGCCATCTGGCGGACAGATGTAGCGAAGCCACCAGTCGCACAACCTATGAGGTGTTGGAGCTCCGTGGGCCACAGCGCGACCACCCACAGACAAGATAATATTGTATGGCGTAACACCCCCGCGTTCGCGGCAAGCCCCGTAAATGGTCTCATGAATTTTTTGATAACCAGAAGGAGAACGTTCATGTCGGGCAATCAATTTGGCAGCCAAAGTCGCATCCGCCGGTGACCACAACACAGCTTCTTGCTTCCGATAGCAGTTTGATGCCCCAAGCCACACGCAATGCTTGACGCTTCCTCGCAATAAGCCAACGTCGCGAGCCGTATGTCTAGTGGGCATAGCATTGTAGTTCCACCAATAAACATCTTGGACAAGATTCCAGTAGCGGGCCGCCCATAGCACGAACTCCCAAAGCCACAACCGCATCTGGCCCCGATGCTTGAAATTGGGCTGCAGGACAAACACAGCGCTGCCTGTGGGCTTCGTCAAGCGTTTGACCTCTCGCACCACGTCATGCATTAGTTCGTGCCACTCGTCTTCTTCCCAGTAGCCGTACTCGCGCTTGATGCCCGGATAGGGTGGGTCTGTGATAGTGGCATCTATAGATGCCGCGGGCAGCGTCGGCAGTACCTCGCGGCAGTCACCAAGTATAAGCCTCTGTTTGCCGATGGTGAGCTCTTGCATGTCAGTCATTAGCCGCCGTGGCCATCCTCCACAGAAGACAAATACTCATAGAATTGCCGCACGAGTTCAGTAGGAGCCGCCCGAGCATGTGCAACATGCCATAGCTCATCTAATGCCATATTTATCTCGCCGCCCGTTCGCTTTATAGGCACGCTGCCCTCTGGTGCATGGATCCACAACCGGCGGCCCCACGACTCAAGCTCCAACTTATATGGCCCCACCTGGCCCTCCACCCAATCATCGGACGGGCGGTTGCTGTGTTTTACTTCCCACTTCACAAGCCCGCGCCGCGTGACCTCTATCAACTTCCTCAACACGGTCAACTTGTCCACGCCATAGAGAGAACCAACACTGTCATTGCTGTAAGACATGGCTGTCCTCCTAGCTCAGTCCCTACTATCATCTGCATGTATTTCGCACCAGTAAGCCACTTCGATCCCTTTCACCTCATGAAAGCGGTCCGTATTCCGCGGGGTACGTGTTGTAGGCCGCGCGTGGCTATACGCTCGGATGAAACGATGCAACAGCCACGCCCAGCGAGCTATCTGACGCCGCTGCTCTTCATAGAGGTTGTCATGTATCTGTACCCATTCGTCTCCATACTTCCGCCATACAAGCCCTTCGCGGTGGCTAAGCATTTCGTTGAGCATCGACGTTACGTGCAGCAGCCAGCGAATGCCGTCAGAGAATAGAAGGGGCTGCGCCGCGCCGACCTTCCCACAGCGTATCCAGCCGATGGATGGCCGCACGTGGGGATACGCATCCCAATCCCAAGCAGCCGCACGGCCCGCCCAAATCAAAATCCGTGGCTCGTGGACCTCAAGAAATAACTGCTCATCCCGCGTGTACAACTCGCGGGCCAACTCTTGAGCCAAAAGACGCCACAGAACCCGCTCGCTGTTCTCTATAACATTGTCTGCCACTTGCAGACAGTAAACAACGAGCACCCGCCCATCCAGCAGCGGCGCTTCCACGCCGTTGATCATTTGCTGCGGAACCCGAGTCATAACTCATCACGAATGCCGCACTCGTCTGCAACGCAAAGGACTCCGCTGTTGTCGAAGACAATAGCACGGTGGTTCGGCCGACGGTACACAAGAACAATAGGCTCATATTGCAAAATCCGAACTATAGGCTGCCCACGTTCACCACGAGGAGGTATCCGCGAAGCGGCAAACAGCCTTTCGCGGCCTTCGTCCGTTTGGAGGAAGCGCACAATTTGCTCTTCGTCATCGAGTGAAGGGAAGCGCATTGACCGCCACCAACCGAGTCTTACCCGCTGGCCGCCCGGCCAGACTAACGGCGCGGTCGGTTCCAGTTCGCGTATGGGCAATTCAAGTGTGCGAAGTGCAACATCCAAAATCGGCGGCGGTGCCCATGCGAATGTTTCCGCCAGCGTGTGACCCCATTCCCTGTAAATCGCCTTTTCCACCAATTTAGGCCAAGCTTGGTCAATCCACCTGCGGATTTCGTACACAAGCCGCACTGTCGGTTCATGCTGCCACCCAATGCCACTTGAATGACCCCATTCGATATAGTCGCGTTCGGGGAAGTACTCGAACTCGCGGACCCAATTCACGAAATGTAGAGTATCGACAGTGATAGGCGCGGTATGATGGCTTATACCATCGCCGACATGAACTTCAAGAAAGCCGTTGTGTGCCACCAAATTGCCTGCCAAGTACTGACACATGGCTATTCTCCTCCTATCAATGTTGGTTGCGCCGCTAGTGTTTGTATGCGTTTCACTGTAGTTTCGACGGTCCGCTCTTGGATGGCACACACCAAGAAGCGGCTTCCTACTCTTCATCCAATACTCTACGCAAGCTACGCAAGACATCTCGGCGAGCCTCAAGCAGCTCTTGGGTCTTCTGCTCTGCGAGTTCGGTGGCCCGCGCCGTGGCATCCTCGTACCATTCATTCCCATCATGCACCAGCCGCGGGCATACCTCGAAAACTTCCAAGTGATACTCAGGATGCTGCCATGTATCCTTCAAGTCTTTGTAACTGAGAGCCGCCGCGATAATGGGCTTGTGCGGCAAGCCCCATACGCGCACCTGTACCCCAGTGAGATCGCGCGTTTCTTCAATAGTGGCCCGCCAGTAGACCTTGGCGCTTTCGCGTATCCATTGCCAAGGGTTGTCTAGAGAACGGATGTATGCCGCCGCGCGGGCCGCTAAATCCTCCGTCTCGCCCTTGGTCAAGCCAAACATGTCAGGAGAACAACTGATAGCAATTGCCGCGGCCCACTCATCCGTTGCCTCTTCCCACGGCTTGTGCAGCATACACAGCTCCTCATAAAACTGCTCCTTCGGCCCCGGCGGCAATACACCCTTGACAGCAAACGCCCGCGGCCCCCACTTCTCTACATAACGTTCCATCAGGTCGCGCAGTGTAATGTCTTTACCCTCAGGCAATGGGTGCCGCGCCAGTATGGACTGTGCTTCGTTATAGGTGATGATGCGTTCGCCACCGCGGCGGTACCGCGCAAACTTCGACATCCGAGTTATCATATCCCAGATGTGCTCCGCTACGTACTCTACAGTTTCCTTGTCCCCGCGCTTCACATGCATCCAAAGCAAATACTCATCCTTGGGATCGAGCGGGGTGAAGCAGCCATAGTAGTCGTTCTTAGCTTTCTGCCACGTGGCTACCAGTTCGGCGAACTGCTCTTCGCGAGCGCTCTTGGTTCTAGCCATCTGTATTCACCCTAGGCTAATTATTCCCCATAGCGGCGGCTATCAAACGTCTTCCTGCTCAGCCTCAAGCTCTGCTACTATTTCCTCTGCGATACGTGCCGCTTCGTCGTCCACGAATGCGTCTTCGTTTTCGATAGCCACGCCGACGTGATCTTCAACTAAGTTCTGGTCTGCTTCGCCAATGTTGAAACGCACTTCGCCGGCCTCTTGGTCCTCGGCGTCCTGCCGTCGCTTGGCACCAAACACAGCTTGCAGACGTGCCGCGAGCGGGGAAATTACTGGCTTGGGTGGAGCCGGGCGGCCTTCAATAGCTTGCTCCATCTGCTCAAGCCACTCGCGGCTATCCTCTCGTGCCCTGCGGGCTATCTCATCAAACAAGTCCTTCGGCATGACATCACCACTCCTCTCCGCGCGGCTTTCAGGCCGCGCCAGCATCCGTGCCTTGGCCCCACGCTCCGCCTCCTCCCGCTCGACGCGCTTCCAATACTCCGCATTTTTGCGCCGCTCGGCACGTTCCTCAGTGCGCTGGCGCACCTCTTCCAGTTGCTGCAGGTAGCGCTCGTGCTCTGCTGCCGCTTCGCGTATGCCGCGCGGCACGTGGCTCAATCCCAGCGATCGCCAGAAAGTAATGTCGTTATATTCATACCGTGAGATGTCACGGCTGACAAGCCAGCGGGTGTACTTTTTCGCTTCGCGGGACGTCCACGGATGGCGGGGCGAAGGGTCATAGTATGCCGTGTAACCTTCATGGTACAGTTTGTAGCCCTGGTCGAACCAGTCTTCGTTGGGTGACAGCCGCGCGGCTTTCACCTTTCGCTTGCGAAGCTCGAACAGCCTGCGGGCGCGGTAACACCATCGACAGTCACCACCGAACGCGCGGCAACTGAGCAGCCCCGCGCGGCCATACCGTAATGGGCAATGTAGCGGAATATAACCGACCTTGCCATGCACCAACAACGAAGCAAACGGACAAGCGTAGTCTTCTTTTGGATGCTCAAGACGCCAGCGAGCGATGAATGCCGCCGCGGGGCTACTGACGGGGCCACGCTTGAACGTACACGTCACAGAGCGGGGATTACCCTTGACAGCCCCCCAGGGTATTGCTATCCATCCCTTCTCGTGGAATAGTTTGCCTATTCCCTTGTCCAACACTTCTCGGTTTTTGTCCTGCCGTTCGGTTGTGTCGGCCGCGTCGCGGGTGATAACAGACGATGGCCCGTTATCTGCAAGAGAGCGGTGGAAAGTATTTGGTTTTGTTATCTCTCTCTTCCTAGAGAGAGATATAACAGGGAGCTGTGGGATAGCAGGAAGCTTTGGGGCAGGATAGCCGCACGAAAAAAATGGATGATGATGCCATTCGGCGTGGCCGGTTGCTTGGTCACAGAAGTACCGCCGCACCTCGGGGTCTTCGGCTATGCGCCGCAGGATGTGCCGTATGGCGTCCAGTTGTCGGGCGTTTACGGTGATGGCCGCGCTGCCAGCAAAGCCGAGGGCACGTGGATGGAGGTTGTAGACACTACTTGCGGGGTATTTGGCCGCGGGCGGATACTTCTTTCTACGCTTCATGGGGACACCGTAGGCTATTTTGGCTGTCTTTACGTGGTGGTTGGCCTTGTCGCGTGCTTTGGCTGCCGCGCGGCGGTTGCCGTCTTTGTATGCCCGCCGCATTTCGGAACGGTAATTGTTCGCCGCGCGGAACTGCTCGATGACGAAGGCTTCCACTTCGACGGGGAAGTCATGTATCTTCTTGAGGTGCCGCTCGAACCAGCGCAGGTCGTATGCCTTGGGCTTCAGCGCGGGCTTATAGTAGTACCTGAGTTGCCCCGACGATGGACTGCGGTGCTGTTCCCTCCTCACGTGGCCTTTGTCTGATAGTTTCTTCAATGTCTGCGCGGCGTGTGTGTAGCTGATCTTGAGTGCCGCGCTGACGCCGTAGGCGGTGAGGCCCCAGGAGTTTGGGTGTAGCTGGTGATGTTTCTTGACGACGTAGTAGGCCGCCGCTTCGTAGTGGGAGAGCGTGTCGGGATGCTTTCTGGGCGGCTTGCGGCGGCTAACATTCCACTCGGGGTCTACAGGATCGCCGAGGGGATAGTCGTAGGTAACATCGCCGACGGCGACGTATCGATGCTTGGACGCGCGGCTATGGGGAATAACGGGGCCTTTGTCTTTGATTAGCCCGCGCTTGATGAGTCGTTGGATAGTATGCTTGACCCTATCGCGGCTTACACCAAGATAACGCCCCATTTCCACCGAGGACAGTGGCTCCGGGGCGTATATCCTGAGGAGTTGATGTACTTGTGCTTCAAGTTCGGTTAGATGTTCAGCCATTCGATAGACCCACCGAGCATCTTGGGTTTATCCTATCGCCCCACGAGGCCCCTGGCCCCAAGGCCGTCGGGAGCGCGGCAGGGCTTTCGCCCACCAGGGGCCTCGTGGGGAGGCTTCTATCGTGAGCGCCGAGGCGCTTTTGTTGTCAAGGTCGGCCCGTTGCATCGGGCTGTTAGCACATGCACTTGCAAACTCAAACGCCGAGTCGTGTTTATGTATAGCACAAGCCGCGCGGCTTGTCAAGCATCTTCTTCGTTTATCTCTTGCAAGCATTCTTCTGTCTTGCTCATTTTCTTGTCTGGGAGGGGCGGTTTTTGTTTGCCGCCCCTCCCTGCGGTCCGATAGGGGTGATGGAATGTCAAGGACCATGCCTCATTATACCCGCGCAGTCACCAAACTAAACTAACCACCAGTATTTCCCTCCGAAGCCTCCCGTCCATTCTTTCCATAGCCGCGTGGCCGCTTGTATGGAGAACCGTGGCTGCTTGCTTATAGCATACCTCGCGAACATATATGCCCAATCCCAGCGGTTCTTTTCATCTTTGATCTTTCCTAGCTTCATGTATCCGAACCGGGCATATTGCTGATACGGCGTATCCATCGCTTCCCTATCTCCTCTGCTATTTGGCCGCCGGAAGCCGTGATGTCTCCTGTCATGAACTCAATGGCCGCGCCGACCGCGCGGCAAGCCTCAGCCTCCGGCAGTTCCTTCCCCATCCAGTCGGTACCCTTCACAAATACGTCTGGCCGCACGCGATATATCAACTGCGTTGGCGTGTCTTCCTCGAATATCACTACTTCGTCTACCCATTTACATGCTGCGATTAAACGCTTTCTGTGCTCTACGGGGATTACTGCGTACCACTTTAGTTCCTTCGTGCGGCGGTCACCATTGATGCCTACAATGAGATGACAATCCGGCCACCGGCGCTTGATAGCTTCAAACAGAGCAAAGTGCCCCGCGTGCGGCAAGGCGAAAGTTCCTGTTGTGAGAACCCGCATGTCAAGTATTCCGTCGGCGCGGCAGTTGTTATCGTCTTATGTATGTGCATTTTATCATATTTCTTGGTCGAGGGGTAACTGGCGTGGCCATTTGTTGGCCGCGAGGGCCTCTCGGGCCGCGGGGTTGAGCCACAAACACTCAATGCGTGGCTGTTTTTCTTCAGCCGAACCAGTGCCTAGAATCCGAGTTTTCACCGTTCGAGCAGCCGCAAAGCATACTGTCTGGGCATCGATGCGGTGCCATCCGTGTTCCTCTAGCGGGTAATATATCTCGTTGCGGTAGCCACTCAGCACCACCATACCTTTTACCGCGCCAGAGAGCAAAAAATCGACGAGTTGGCGGTGCTGTTCCAAGGTCATTTCATAATGGTACACATTGGTGCTACGGCGTGCGGAGGGTACATACGGAGGGTCAAGATAGTGTAAGCAGTCGGAAGTATCTGCGGCCCTCATGGCGTCCCTGTAATCGCGGCACATTATTTGCGTCGTGCGGAGGCGCTGCACGATGTGTGGCAAGAGTTCTATCGCTGTGAGCCATCTGGCGACGGCCACGCTTCCCAGTTGTGTTGATGCGGTCTTGCTAAAACTCCAGCTTCTGTCCCAATACCCCGAGAAGGATTGCCTAGCCACTACCCACCATTTCCATGCGCGGCGGAGTTCGTCCTCTTCGTCGCGCCATGTGTCCCTGCATTCGCGCCACAGTGCTTCACTGTATTCTGTTAGCTGCGCGAGGCGAATAAACTCTTCCCCTCTATCGCGCAGTACGCGGAAGAACGTCATGACAGCTTGGTCAATGTCGTTGATTGTCTCCACCTCGGTGGGTTCCTTTGCGAAGAAGACAGAGCCGCCGCCGAAGAAGGGCTCGCAGTATTGTTTGTGCGGTGGCAGATGCCGTAATATCCATCCCACTAAATTACCTTTGCCACCGTACCACCAGATGGGCGACCGTAATCGCTTAGGCATATTCTATATGGCCTCCTTGCTTCTTATACATGGCTATTCTCGAATGAGAATGCCGCCGGAGATAACCTAACGGATCATCGTCAACGAAGTCGTGAATGCGAACCGTGTTCTCCCCTTCCTTCGGGCGCATTCCTCTGCCTATTCTTTGGATGGTCTTGATATGTGACTTGCCCGCGCAGGCTATTATCACTGACTCGAATGCGGGGACGTCTACTCCCTCGTCCAACATGGGGCTGCCGATGACTATCATACGTTCACCGGCCCGCGCTTTGTCCAGAATAGCATACATGTGTTTGCTTTTTGTTTGTCCGAGAAGGAACTCACAAGGGTATCCAATGGCCCGCAGGGCGGTCTGTAGATACCATCCCTGCGGCAGTCGTTGCACGAGTATGAGTACGGTGCGCCCCTCATCGTACTCGCGGCGGGCTATCTCCAGTATCTGTGCATTCCGGCGGCTATTATTTGTTATCCAGTATTCATAGCTCAATCGATACAGTTGGGCACTGCTCAGTTCCTTATCGGGGGAAGTATGTTCTTCAATGTATTCCTTCCAGGATTTAGCTGGTGGCCGCGCTTTGTGGATGATGAAGATAGGCTTGGCTATCTGCCCGCGTTCGACCAGCTCGGCGGCCGATATGCTACATAGCAATGGCCCCGTGGCTGCTTGCAAGCATATCGTGAATGCATCCGTCCTCTTGAGCGTGGCCGACTGTCCATATCTATAGTACGCGGGGCAATCCATAGCTATCTTGTACCACGTCAATGCTCCCAAGTGGTGCGTCTCGTCAATCCCCAAGAAGTCTATCGACTTGATTAGCTCTTCGTATTCCGGTTTTTCGCGCCGTGCCCACAGCATTGCGGTGATAGCTATGGTCAATTCAGCGGGCTTCCATTTACCTTCGCCGACAAGCCCCGCGTCAATCCCGAAGACCCGCTTGGCGGTATCTATGAACTGCTTGGCGATGGCCCGCGAGGGCACCATGATAAGTCCGGGGACTCGGAGTTGATACCAGCGGGCCAAGAGGATGATGGTTTTGCCCGCCGACGGCGGCATTTCCCACATGCCGCGCGGCGCGGCCTCTATCAGTGGGAAAACCTCAGCTTGATGAGGGCGAAACTGGAAGTCTTCCGGCAGAGGATGTCTTTCGGCCACCGGCTCGCGGCGGCCATCGACAATTTCGATCTCCCACCCGTTGGCCTGCAGGGCCGTTTCTACCTTAGACAGTAGCCCCGTGGGGAAGCGATTGTCTTCCGCTAAGTGGTAGCTTCCATCCCAGTTACACAACCAGCACCATGGCTTCGGCTTCGGATGCTTTTTCTTGTGTGCCTCGATCTTAAACTTGGACTTGGGGTCGAATACGGTACATTCCGCCGCGGCTATCGCGGCGGCCTCTACCGGTTCTACCATAGTCCAATTGTTTTCAATGGTAAGCGTAGCCCGCATACAGCAGCCCCATGATGATAGCCGCGGCCATTACTATGTAGAAGACTTTGGTGGCCGAGCACTGCGCATACAAATGCAACCACACCGGCGGCTCGTAGTCGCGGAACCGGAGTTGCTGCAGCCGCAGGTCGGCCTGCCAGACACGGTACGCACACCATAGGCCCAGCAAACCGAGGCCCACTGCGGCGGCTACCTGCATGATACCCAGTTGCATGATTATCACCCTCTGAAGAGGATAATGGCCGCCCGCGACGCCTTGTGGCGGTGCGGCAGCTTCACGGGCCAGTTCTGACCCCACAATTCCACACAGCGGGCGGCCAATACGTCCACAGGCTCACCATTCTTCAACGCTCTGCTGAAGCAGAGATAGCGCACTTCCGGTATCTCCGTTGCTATTTTTTCGGGTTGCCGCCCGAACGCGGCGGCTATGTAGAACGGATGCTCTTTCCTACTGGCGTATTCGTGCCATGCTGCGATTTCGCCGTCGGTTACTGGTTCGTCAGCCCGCCAAGGCAGTCGGAAATTGTATCGAAACGGCAGCGGCGGGTACAATTCTCCTCGGATTACTTCCGGTAGCACGATTTGCCACTTTCGTGGCACCAATATGTGAAAGATGGGTGCGCCCAATAGCCACAGCTTCCAAGCATCTATCGGGCGCACAGTTCGCAGGCGATACAAGTCGCCGCGCAGGAATTGTTTCAACATCCAGCGCGGCCACTCGCATCTTTCTGCCCAATCTTTTAGCAGCAGCCTGTCAGCCAACGATAGCGACAGGAATGTGCTTGGCTGGGTTGTTCTCTGCCGCATTGACGTAGTGTGCATAAATTTGGGTGGTCCTCGGATTACGGTGTCCAAGTTCCTCTTGGACGGCCCGCTCTTCGGCACCGTGCTTTAGCGCCAGAGTTGCGGCGGTATGTCGCAGGTCGTGGGGCCGGTGCTCATGCAAACCGGCGGCGTCCAAGTACTGCCGTATGACCCAGTTCAACCCGCGGCTGGTCAAGCCCTTGTACGCACCGTGGCCGCGGTCACGGATAAACATTGGGTCCGTGGGCTGGGGCTTACCGACTTCGGCTTCGCGGCGGGCAAGCCACTCCATCAATGCCAATTCCGTATCCTCCCGGAGAAACACAATGCGTTCCTGGCCCTTGCCCCTCGCGATCACATAGGGGGCTTCCGTGGGCCAATAATCTCTGACCTGCATATTTATCACTTCTATCTGTCGCAGGCCATGAATTGCCAGCAAGCCAAGAATGGCGCGGTCACGCCATGCCCACAGGTTGTCACCCTTCACGGCGGCAAATAGTCGCTGCAGTTCTTCTTCGGTGAGTGCCCGCGCGGGTGCGAGATAGCTTTGCTTGGAGAACGGTACCTTTACTGTGCGGGCAGGATTGTGCGCTACCAAGCCGTCGGCCATTAGCTGGCTATAGAAGATTTTTAGCACCGTAATCCGGTGATGGGCCGTCGTGGGCAACAACCCTTCCTCGGCCAGCATGTGGTCGCGCCAGTCGATGACATCATCAACCGTGGCGGTCAAGGGGTTGATCCCGTTCTCGTTGCACCAATTCAACCACTTGTTGACGACGGCCCAGTACGTCCTGATGGTATTGGCCGCCGTAAAGCCGCGGCGGCGCATATAGCTCCAGAAGGCTTCGCGCAGGTCACGATACGGTTCCATCATCGCTACGGGCATGATAGCCATGCTAATCACCCCTTTTCAACGTGATTTCTACACCGCAACCCAAAGCGGCTGCTATCTCCGCGAGGCGGCGCAGGGTCATAGGCCCCTCGCGCAGCCAGCGTTCAACACGCCACGTCGGAACGCCCAAGCGCATCGCCAGCTCGCGTATGCTACACTTCTGTTCCTTCATGGCCCGCGCCACCGCTTCCTGCGCGGCATGTTGCGCCAGTACGTAGGCCAGCTCGGGCGACCGCATCAACTTTGCCAGCTCTTCCTCAAACTTCATTGCTATCACTTCCCAGAATAAGTTCATTCATCTCGTCGATGACCTCACCCACGAAATCGGGTAGGTCACAGTATTCGGCGGCCTCGGCCACGTGGTCCGGCTCCACGGTTTCGGAAGCCGCTAGGTCCGCTATTGTGCGGGCCACTGCCGCAAGCTGGTGGGCGCGGCGGCCCGACCACTGTCTATCTTCTACGATTTGAGCAGCCAATGCAGTTGCTTCTTCTGTCATGGCTATCCTATTAGTTAGTATATCCTCTGGTGTGAGCCATGCATTCCTTTTCCCACGGGATTTTTGCATTTCGTAAGCCCGCCAGACCCGCGCGGCTACCTGTTCTGTTGTTTCTTCTTCGGCGCTCCGCCGGAAGTACGCCAGTGCTGGCGCTCTCTCTACGCGGGCGTACAAGTCAATCCGATCCCGCAGGGCGTCGCTCAACTTTTCTAAGTCCTTCGGCACTGGGTTGGCCGTGGCGAATAGCTGAAACCGCGCGGGCCACACCTGCTGCCATTGAGTCCGCGAGATAACGACTTTGCCTTCCTGCATGGCGGTTAGCAGCGCATTCATAACTGACCGACTCCAGCGCAGCAACTCTTCTGCTACTAGAACGCCCCCATGGGCTTTTGACACAAGGCCAGGATAGGGATTTTCGCTGCCACCGCCTATCAAAGCTTGTTTTGTTACGTTTTGGGTTGCGAATACTACCGGCCGCGCGGACACGGGTTCTTCGCCCGCGGCGAGTAGCACTTCCGCCAGCTCGGCGGCTTCTTCGTGCTCCATTGGCGGCAGTATCCCCTGCATTGCCTTGGCGAGCAGGCTCTTCCCAGTTCCTGGTTCGCCGAAGAGCATAATGTCATGCCCTCCGGCGGCGGCTATCTCCACAACCCTCTTAGCCTCTTCGCAGCCCACTACGTGCTCCCATCGCACAGCAGCCAGCGCGGGTTCCGTTTCTTCTACTGCAACTGGGTTGAGTGGTTCTGCCTCGCCACGCACGGCGGCCACTAGCTGGTCGAACGTTTCGCAGGCGTATGCCACGATCCCCAGCTTGGCGGCCGCGCGTGCTATCTGGGACGGGGCTGCTATCGGTACTTCGCGGGGCCACTTCGTCAGCGTGAAGCCTTTCGGGGCCTCTATCGTCCCATCGGGTTGCCATATGCCGACGGCGATAGCCTTTGGAAGCTCACCGCGCCACCAATGGTCTGCGGCGGCCATCGGCGCATACGGTGTCTTCCGAAGGTCAACTTCTGCGCGGCCCTCAGTCAATCCATATATCTCCAGTAGCCGCTCACCGTTGATAATGATACGCAACCACAAGCGCTTGTTGCCCCAGGGCAACGCGGGGCTGCCGTAAATTGTGAAGGCCGCTTCGCGGTGACACACTTCCCACATTCGTGTCACCTCCGAGCCGCAATAGCGGCGGCTATTCTCATGCCGACAAGCCAAGCGAGGACCAACAGGCGCTGGTGTGCCTCATAGCGCGCGGCTATCACCCGCACTTGTTCAATCATTAACGGATCATCCAAAGGCTTGCCGCCCGCGTCAATCCGGCGCTTCCAGCGCCTTAGATGGTGGGCCGCCTGCCATGCGGTCATCGCGTCGAAGCGCGACAACCCGAAGCGCTCGTGGGCTTCATTCGCCCAAGCCTCGTAAGACTTCTTGGCGTCGGCCGCAAGGCTCGCGGCAGTCAATATCTCTTGCCCGCGGGCTGACAGCCAAGCATCAATCCTGCGAAGTTCGCTCCCTGTCGGCGGCTTGTAGGGCCTCACCATCATCCCCTCCTCCCAAAGCGCGGCAAGCAATCGCCGCCGCGGCGGCCTACTTGGTCGGTAATAACAACTTTTGCGCTTGTCATGCTAATCACCTCCTACCCTATCTGTGCTGAGGGAAGCAGCGGCTCAATAGTCGCCAACTCTTCTTCAGTCTCGCAGTCCGCGGCCGCTGGCAGCGCATCGGCGGCCTTCAGCTTCCCCAACAGCAGGACCGCTGTGCCTACTCCGCACGCCGCCGCGAAATCGCGATACTTGTAATCGTATCCTTGCTCCCTTACTTTGACGCCCGCCTCTTGGCATATTGCCTCAGCGCGGGCCACTTTCGCAGCCGCCTCGGTAAGCACCGCCGGCGGCTCAGTTGTGTCAATAACCCACCAAAGCGTTACCATTGTTGTCCGCCTCCTTTAGGGCAGCTTCGTACCCCTCAAGCCACGCCGCGGCCTGGCGCGGCTTCAAGCGCCTAGATATTATGCGCAGCCCGCCGCGGGCTGTAGGGTCGGGCCTGCAAATCCAGTAGCGGACCTGCCCATTCGCGCAATCGGGCAACAGCCGCAAACCCAAGTGCCTTGCTTTTTCCTCTATTGCTTTCATCGCGTGCTCACCCCGTAGGCCGAGGTGCGGGCTTCCCGTTCGCGGCGGTCCCGGTCCCATTGCGATTCTTCCTATCGGCCTCGGCGGGCCAGATATTCGTCGGCGATAACGCCGATGATCAATTCCGCGCCGCAGATGAAAGCGTAGACACCCGCGGCGGCCAACACGACCTTCATTAGTATCATCACATCACCCCCAGCGGCTTATCCACTCAAGCAGGGCCGCAAACGCGGTCATTATCCCGATGAACGCCATAACGTCAGACACAGCGATAGCCTCCTCGGTCGGAGTCACTGCCTTCGTGCTATTCTCTCGGCTTGCCGCAGGGCCTGCCCGCTGCCAGCGCAGCGTTTTGACGTGAAGTCGTTCGGCTGTCCCCAAACAACTACGTAACCTTGGGGCTGCCGGTGTATCGACACAACGGGATACACCGGTTCGCCCAGACTGACCACGTTACCGCGTTGCAAGGCCCGCCGTCGGCAGCGGCGTGGCGGGCGACCGGCCCACGCGGGCCGGTTTCGCACGTTATTCGTTGTTCATAGCATGACCTTTTGCTACCGAGGCTTAGGCCAATCCGACCGCCATAGCTGGCGGTCATCCTCCTTTGATGGGATGACCGTTACAGCGATGAGAAACATCCCGTCGCCCGTGACGGCCACCCCCCAGAAGGGGGCTTGGCCCCGGTACCGGCTGATGGCAGCTCGCAGGCCGCGCCGCGAGCTGCCAGAGACATCTATGTGGCGGTTCCGTAGTCGCCACGCTCTTAATGGCAACTCAGCTAGGTGCTCCGGCAATACTACATCCGCTAGGAAATTCATCCTCCCGAGTGGTGTATGGGCATTGCTGCGAAACTCGTGCCAAATTGGTTCCGCTAACACAGCGGCAGCAGTTAGTATGGGCGTCTGCCGCCAGTCGGCAGGATACGCGTCCCGCCAACGTGGCTCGAACCCGGATGGTTGTGGCGGATAGTTGCTGGCATAGAACAGCCCGCTCTCTGGCTCCCGCTGGATGGCGAGGAGCCTATCCGCGACTGCCGCTGCGAGTGTGGGATGATCTACTAACAGCGGGCCGACTACGTCCCAAATCTCGAACAGCTCCAGGGCACGATTATAATCCCATGCCCATCCGTGCTCTGCCTTATGCAAGCCCAGAAACTCCCGGAGTCGGTCTGGGAGCTGCTTGAGGTCTGCCCCACAGTCGGGGCAGAGTCCTCGCTTGATTAGCTCCCATGCCTCATCCTGTTCGTACCCGCCGCGGCGTATTTCGCCGCAGCAGGGGAATGCAGCTAGTCGTGTCGCCATCTCAATCTTGGCCCCCCGCTCTTTCGAGCGCCGCCCGCTACTGGGGCCTGCGGGCGGTAGAATTGGCACCGCCATTCTGATTATGCTTGTGCCACTGCTGCGTGTTTCCCGACGCGACTGTCGTCGGGGTGCCATGAGTTCTTCGGTGCTGTGTTCTCGATCTTCATGATCCTAGCCCCTTATTTCGGCCATGATGTCTTCAACCGTCTCCTCTAGCACTTTACGTATCCATCCTGTCCAATCATAAGACCCGCACTGGTAGATCTTCAAGCGCCGCTTTTCAGTTAGGCTGCGGCCGCGCAGTTTTCCATCTACCTCCCAAAGGACGATATACTCGACGTCGCTACCGGACAGCGTTGCTGGTTGCACTTGCGTACCAATCGTGGGGGCATCCTGTATGATTCTGCCATTTGTGATGCGACGCAGCCGCAGCCGCCATACATCGTCGTTTTCCACCACCCAGGCGAGTGATATGCCGCTCCAGTCCTTGTCGAACCACCCCCTCACGGTCTTGGTGTAGGTAGGCACGGTGTCCAGCAGCTCATCTGTGACGTGGCCGAATATCACCTCGTCTTGTGCCACGGGACACAGCCCCACGCCGAGCCGGTCAATCCACGGATACTGCCTTCGCAGAAGCGCCAAACGTGCTGCTGTAATGATCATTCTCATCCTGGCCCCTTCGCTCTTTCGAGCGCCGCCCGCTTCAGGGGCCTGCGGGCGGTTGGATTACCCGGCAACTGCCGGAGCCGCTGCCTTCGCTCGTCAGGTCCGCCGTCGGCAGCGGCGTGGCGGGCGACCGGCCCACGCGGGCCGGTTTCGCGCGTCAATCCCGCTCAGCTTTCAGCCTCCGCGGAGAAAAGCCCGAGCCACACACGCTCCCTCACGCGAATCTCATGCGGCTCTAGCTCGAAGACAGTGTACCAAGACGCGCGACATCGCTGTATCAGGATGTATTCTGGTCTAACGCCAGCGGCACGCAGCCGCCGGAGAAAGTCGCCTATGTCTTCGCCCCACCAGCGCCAGTTATCAAGGACAGCTTCGTGGCCCCATAGTCGGTGGCGGTCAACGATTTCGCCACCAGCTACTGCGTATACGTACAGGTGGCCGAAGCCACCCCTGTGAATCCCTTGGGCACTGAACCACGAACACGCGCCGCACTGGACATGGCGGATTTTCTGGATGTCGGCCTCTGCCCCCCTGTAAAAGAAAATCTGCCTGTTGATCTCCTCTGGTAAATCCTCTGGTGGCTCCCGCCGTTCGTGGAACGGCGGGAGGAATTTCTCCAAGAACGGGAAGGAACTGATTATTCTCCTGCGGTCTTTCTCCCCCAATTCACTAAATGGGAAGGCTTCCTCGAATGTTGGGAACTCTTCCTCGAATGTCATGCTGATCCCTCCTATCTGTGTGGTCAGCGTCATTATACCCACCCCACCACCGCGATAAACCTCCCGCCGGAGATTTTTCTCCGACTACCTCAATGCCAGCGCCAGCAGCCAAACGCCAGCGCCAGCAAACGCCAAGGACCCCGCCCACCAGTACAAGCGGGCGAAGCCCCGGCGTTCTGCCCCCAGCCGCCAGCATATCGCGGCGGCGAACGGCGCGACTATCAATCCTGGGAGTGCGTTCATCGCAGCCACTCCTCGGCGGCAGCCAGCGCCTGCGAGCGCGGCTGCTCAAAATCCCGCCCGCCGTGCATGTCCCCGTGGTATACGCGGGCATAGCCTGGCCGCGACGGTTCAATAATGGCCCGTAGGGTTGCAGCATAGGCCGTCAATGGCCTCGCCCGCCGCAGTTCAACCGGCCGCCCGGCGGCCACCAATTCCTGCGCTTCTTCCCTATCAATCGGCCTGCGCGTGTAACGCTCATAATAGGCTATCATCGTCATCACCTCCGTTTTTCTTGCACCGCTATCGCGGCGGCGGGAACCTACCCCACAGACAGGCTCCCGCCGCCCCAATAGGGGCGGTCAACGGCTAGACCCGCCAGCGGTTCAGCCAAGCCTCCACGTGGCTCGCGGCGTCGGCGGCGTGCCCCCAATGCCGCAGCAGCCGCCGCTCGCCGCCCCACTCAATCACAACGCCGTCGGCGGCCCGCTGAACCTGCTCAAGCGTCAATGCCATTGCTGATCCCCTCCCGTTACTCAATCGCCTCGTGCCAGTGGCGTTCAATCCACCGGCGCAAGCTCTCCGCGGCCTCCCGCTCCGGTTCGCATTCAATGTCATTGAACCGCGGCCAATCGGTGACGACGACCTCGACCTGGAGGCCGCGCCGCGCGGCCTCCCGTTCAATCATCGTCGCTAACCGTTCGGTCCACGCCGCGGCCTCCTCATGTGTCGCGTCTGGACCCCAATATTCCGGCAGGCTGCATAGATAAACCTTGATCATTGAGTACCCCTCCTATTTTGTATTGTGCCTAACGGCGCGGCGGGAACCCGTTCGCGATTGAGCGAGTTCCCGCCGGGCCATTAGGCCCGGCCTGCGGCGACTAAATCCGCGCTGCGACCTCCCGCGCGAGCGCCATTAGCGCCCGCTCGGCGGCGCGGCGGCTATCTATCGGCAGCATGCCAGCAGCTCCACGGCGGCGGCCAGCGCCCGTGAGGCTATCTCCTCCGGCGTGCAATCGCCGTCGGGTGCCCAATGCCACCCGTCCACGTCGCGCGACACTCGGTCCAGCGTCGCGTAGACGGCGACGCGCTGCAGCCCGCTGCCCCAGTCGCTACCGTTGCCGTCGGCGACTGCGACCACCTCCACCGGCGCGCCGTCGATTAGGTGGTCCGCTATCTCTGCCGGCCGTATCTGCCGGCCGGCAGTCGTTATTGTGATACTGACCACTATCATCACCTCCGTTGTGATTGACGCCGTACGGCGCCGCGCTAGGATACCCGAGGCAGATATCCTAGCGCCGCGCTGTCCACGTCCACCACATTGCCCCCAGCGGCGCGTATGCGATATCCGCTGCCCATACAGGCGATATACGCGCGCGTGCCGCCGATAGATACCTCCACTCCTCCCGTCCGTCGCAAACAATCCTCCATTGCCGTTCACCTCCGTAGTCTATTCTACCACATTTATCGGCACCGAGCAATGCCGAGATAATTCCTGCGCTACCTAATTATCGCCCCGCGCGGCTACCGTTTACATTTATTTACATCCTCCACTGACCATTATCCTACTATCCTCTATAGTATCGCGCCATTCTGCCCAATTCCCCCGCCGCGGCTGTTGCCCAAACCGTATCCTAATCGTGCCTAATCTGTGTCCACTATAATCCCCCAATCGCACCATATCACCCCCAACCCCTAACTCGCACCCTAACCCCAACTCATGCCCCACAGCGCGTTACGCGCCGCCCTAGCGCCAGCAACGACCATTCTCCCAGTAGCCTCTCCCTATGTGCTTCCTAATACCACCACCGCCAGCGACACAACGCTATTCGCCCCAGTAGCACGATGTTATCCCCGCCAGTGACACGATGTTACTTCATCGTGTTATCGGCAAAATTGGTAAAAATGCCGGTGTTTGCCCCACTGCCGATTAGGTTACCATTATCGGCATTGCTAGCCATATCGGCATGCCGAGCGTGTACCGACAGGCCCGATCCCCTATGCGTACCCTACGGCAGACCGGCCCTGGCATAAATTAGTACCTACAACACACACGTGCGCGCGTCTGCGAGGCGCGTGCTCTGTGGGGTTAGGTTTGTGCGCGTTTGCGGGTTTGGGGTGGGGTATGGTTGCGCGTGGGCTGTGGTTGGCGGCGGGCGGCGCGGCGGCTGCGCCGAGGCGCGTGGTTGGCGGGTGGTGTGGCGTGCGGTTAGAGGGGTATGTAGTATATATAGATATGGGATATGTAGTGGGTTGGGGATTTGTTCGCAGGTATGGTAGCCGCGCCGGGGTGAAATGTGGACGGGAATGAGAGATAGGGTGGGGTTAGACTGGGTGATGTTCAATAGTATGGCAGATGTATGGATGATTGGTGGCCACCGCGGGTGGTGTTGTAGAGGGGGTTATGTGTTCATTTGCGTTAGTTTGCGTGTGTTTGTGTTATGTTGAGTGATGGTGCGTATGGATGTGTTGTATAGTGTGGTAGATGTGTTAATTTGTGATATGTTGTGGTGGGATATGTGAAGGTACGTGTGTATATGTATATAGGGGATGGTATGGGTTAGTAGCCGCCGCGGTGGTGGGTTGGTTATGGTATTTGGTGGGCGTGGGCTGATAGTAGGGATGGGGTTTAGGCGGCCGCCGGATGGGGAATAATTATGCAAAGTGTTATAGGAGGCATATGATGATGCGTGTGGGGTACAAGGTTGTACGGCGGGTAGATGGGCGGTATTTGTCGTTGAGTGTGGTGGGGGCTTGGGAAGTTGAGTACCGAGTGGGTGAGTGGGTATATGGGGTAGAGGTTGGTGGCCGCCGGACGGCGTTATTTGTGTGGGAAGATTGGGGCCGGGCGCTTGCGGATGTGCGATATGGCACGTGCTTATGGCGTTGTGAATATGAGCCGTGGGATATTAGGGTGCCGCTGGCTGGGGACAGGTTATGGTTACCGCCTACTCGCTGCCGCGAGATGGAAGAGTATTGGAAATATGTGTTAGCTGGTGATGTGGGGCAGGCATTGCTGCGGGCACCTGGGTTTGGGCCGCGGGGCGTGGTGATGGCCGCGCGGGTGCGGTTAGTGGAGCTAGTATGGATGCCGGAATGGTAAAAAGGTGGGTGGTAGAGATGAGAGTAGAGGATATAGCGTGTGAGGTTAGTGGCCGCGGGCGGATGGTGGGTAGTGGGGCTGTAGTATTGGCGGATGGGAGTATAGTGAAGGCTTGGCGGTTGTGGGTTGGGGATCGTGGGGTTGTGTACTTGGGTAGTGAGGTTGATGGTTTTTGGCAGCAGGTGGGTGGTATGGTATTTGAGGAGGAGATAGCCGCCGGTGTGGTGTATATGCATCCGTGGGGTAGCATTGTTGGCGTGACGATAGCCACGGAAGGAACGGATGTTCGAGACGAGCAAGAGAAGGAGCGTGACAGCGATGGTGACGAAGGATAAGTATCTAACAAACCCGATGACTTTGGGTGAGCTGGCGAGAGAGTGCTATGAGAAGGTGGCCGAATGTCGTTGGGAAGCCTATGAGATTGCGCGGCTATTGGGATGGGATGTTGCGGAGGTACGGATGGCCACGCCTGCGGATGGCGTTGAGCACGAGCTGGCGGCGGTCTATCACGAACTTCTGCATCTTCATGGCTTTCTAATGCATTTGCGGGATGAACTGGGTCGCCAGTCAGTGTGTGATGAATGTGCCGCTGAGGGAACGGGTGTCCGACTGGGGGCGAACAACTCTGAGGAGTGACGCATGATGTCGCTGTCTTGGGATGTGTTTGTGGGGTTATATGTGACCGTGGGGATACGGATATTATTTGCCGCGGCGGATCGGTGTATTGTTGAACGCGGCCTGTGGGATGGGTGGGGTTTGTTGTTTGACTTGTTGGGGGCCGCCGCGTTGTGGTGGCTCTGGCTACGGGCTGCTTGGTGTGAGCCGCGCGATGCGGAGTGAGGTATGTGAGATGACGCTTTTGGCCCTCGCAGTAGGATGTGTGGTATACGGCCTGATGCGGCTGATGTTTTACTGTGCGGGTGTATGTATTAGCCGCTGGGGGTTGTGTGATTGGCGCGGGCTATTGTTTGACTGCTTGGGCTTCGGGATATTCTGGCTGGTGTGGTTTGTTGTTTGGTGGCCGCGCCGTGGCTAACGTCGTGGACCGCATCCGTCTGAGCAAGGCCGCAAAGGAGGTAACGCAGGGCGACGCCCCAGAGCTTCTGGATATAGCTATCACGAAGCGCTGCACGAGGCGATGTCCCTACTGCTATATGGATGCTGGGGACGCTGTTGATATGCCGCTGGTGGCGTTCGAGAAGCTAATGGAAGAAGCAGGCAGGATTGGGGTATTTCAGGTGGCCCTCGGCGGCGGTGAACCCACTATCCATCCGCAATTCATCGACATCTTGGCTTGTGCTCGCCAGCACAAAGTGGTTCCCAACTATACGACTAATGGCGACAACTTGACCAATGAAGTGTTGGAAGCCACTGCGAAGTACGTCGGCGCGGCGGCTATCAGTTACCACGACGGCCACCGGTCCATTGAGCGCGGCAAGCCGCTAACAGAAGTCGTCCCTACCAACATACACTTTATTCTGGGCCATGAAACGGTAGACGAAGCTATTTGGCTGCTGCAGCACCGCGAAGCGTGGGCAGACTACAATGCTGTCATATTCTTGCGATACAAGCCTGTTGGCCGCGCCGATGCTTCTGGGGCGTTGACAATCGAGGACGCTGCGCGGTTTCTTGCTGCTGTAGAGGAAACTGCTGGTGATCTTAGCGGGGCCATCGGCTTCGATGCTTGCTTGGTACCGTTGCTTTTCGGCGGGCCGTTTGCTGATTTCACCTACAGCGCCTGTGGTGCAGCGCGGTTCAGTATGTTTGTGGACGTTGATGGCCGCGCTGCTCCGTGTTCTTTCTTTCGCGACAAAGCGTGGCCGTCGGCATTCGAGCATGGTATCAGGGGCTGCTGGCATAGCAAGCCATTCGAGGAGTTCCGGCAGTCGCAAGAACGAAACGGCGAATGCGCGGGCTGCCAGTTTAGTAAAGTGTGCCGCAAGTGTTTGCTACTGGATGATATTTGCGGCCCGCGCGTGCGCCAGTGTAGGGTGAGCAGCAATGCTTAGCTTAGGTTTTGTCACTAACAGCAGCAGCACTTCGTACTTGGTGTTCTATGACGCATCGGAAGAGGATGAACTGCGCGAAGCGGTTGAGCGCCGAGCTGAAGAAGAAGGTGGCTTCCGGCGGCCCCAGCAATGCTTGGTGACTTACGATACGTTCGAGCAACTGGTGGCCGCCGAGGGCTTCGATTTCAAGGATGATGGTTTCATGGACGTACTGCTGGAGTTTGCACAGCTATTACGTCGCTCCACTTGGCATCCAGGAGATACAAAGCTCCCCGATGTCCCGCGCTACAAAGTGGGGTTTGTTATTGACCCAGAAGACTATTGCTTCGGTGTCTATGATGACGTGTTGGCGGGGCTGCACGAGAAGGGTGTTGTGCTGGCCTACGGCAAGATGTCGTTGTTGTGGTTTTGAATACCCGCGGGAGAAAAATTGCGCATACAGGTTTCGCGGCGGCCCTCAGCGGGAATACTGTTACTGGTGACGGACGATGTTGCAGTACCAGTACGGGCAAGGCGACAAGGTTGTGCATTTGCGGGTGCATGTCAGCCCACTGACGTTGTGCGGCCGCCGTGTGTTGTCTGCGGAGCTGTCGCATCAACAGCCAGAAGGAACGCATATCTGCGGCAACTGCTTGGCAGCCGCGCGGCGGCTAATGGAGCAGATCGGCCAATTGGAGGATATCCATCATGCGGATTGATGTCTTTAAGCGAGGAAGTGGCGAGTACATCGAGTCTACTGATTTCGTGGGGGCTTTATATCATCTTATGCTTGGTCATCGGGTGGAGGTAATGACACCCGCGGCGGTGCGGTTTGTAATCTCTGTTGTAGGCGACAAGGTCATTGTTGAGGTTGCAGAGCGCGTCGTGGGAGAGTACCAATCGGCCCTAGAGGCGTTGCGGGCGGTTATAGACATCGTGCGGGCATACAAAGATCTTGATATGCGAGGTGATGCGCCGTGAAGTGTCCGAAGTGCGGGGAACAGATGATTTTGGAGTTCAGGCTGTCGCGGGTTCGTGGTTGGTCTTTGAGTGATTGGTTGCCTGCGTGGCAGCCCCAGCCGCCCGAACAGCGATGGCATTGCCCAGAATGCGGGCACGTTGTGAACATCCCGAGTAGGGTCGCTGATTGGGTGGCGCACGGTCGCGCGTGATAACTATGTGGGACCCCGAGGTTGATATACGGCCCGTTATAGGTATCTGGGAGCGCTTGTACTTGTGGGCCGCGGGCTTTCTCTTCTGCGGTATCACAATCTATGTTACCATGTGGCTGATAGCATACATTCTTACACACGGAGGTTGCTGATGGATAAGGTTCAACGGGTACAAATAGCTTCACAAGTCGATCCTTGGTGGGAACGCGAGACAATGCTGACTATTGCCGAAGCGGCACAGATATTGGGCGTATCATACGCCACGGCTTTGTGGCTTACACAGAAGGGGCGATTGCGCGAAGGCCCCGCGGGCAGTCATTTTGTTAGCCGCGCCAGCGTGCGCGGGCTGCTGAAAGAATGGAGGAGTGCCCAATGATGGCCTTCGCATTAGCATTGGCATCCCTCCCGCCTCGCCTCCCGCCCGTCTATGTGACGCCGCATGGTGGGGAGCTCGTGTCCATCCCCGATCCCTCCCGCGAGCTCCCCACCGACCCATTTCTTCGCTGTGCCACAAAAGCCTTGCGCGGTGACTATGGCAATTTGGAACGGTGGCAAGAGGAAGCCTACAAGAAAGGATTAGCCGCGCGGCTCAAGGCAGATAAGCCGCTGGTATTGACGCAGTATAATGCTCACGAGGGGCGTTCGGGGCGGGTTGACTGTCATGGCAAACCGTGTGGTTGGCACACGGCGGCTTCCAACAAGATACCCCAGGGTTATGTCATCTGGACCAATCTGACGGGCTTGAGGATCATCTGTGATAGGGGTAGCCGCCGGAATGATAGGATAGCCGCGCGACTCGGCGGCACTTGGGTGGATATTTGGTTCCCAAGTGCCAAAGTGGCGCGGCAACACGGGGTAGACGGGTGGGTGCGCGTTGTCGGGGCAGTCATACCGATGGATGGTGATCTGCTGTGGAATGGGCATTAGCGGGTTTCATCGCGCTGCTGTGGGCAGGCGTAGGGTTCTTGGCGTATTGCGCGATTGTTGCCGCCAGCCGCGCGGACGCGGCGGCAATGAAGCACTGGAAGGAGGTAGGCCAAGATGACGGCTATAGAGACGAAGAGGGTCCAGTGGACGCCGCAGGAGACGGGGTGTAGGCACCGCAAGCAGCGGCCACCTGTCATTGTCCCCCGCGGCATCAAGCTGTATCATCTGCGCTTCTTTGTCAACGGAGAGGTCTCGCCGAAGGGCGGCGTGACGATAGCCATCGACCCGTTCCGTCGCGTTTGGGCGGCCAGTTGGTGTTCGCCAGAGGACAACTTCTGCGGATGGCGCGGCAGCTTGGCGGCGCTCGGGCGCTTGCGCAAGTACGGCGCACTCGCGTGGCAGCCGCTAAAAGCTGACAGAACGGGCGTGCGTGCCTATCGTCTGCCGCGGGGCGAGACGGTAGCGGACGTGGTGGCCCACGTCGTGCAGCAGTTTGCACCGACTGCTTGGTTGCAGAGCGTCAATAGATGGCTGCAGCGGCGCAACCTAGCGGGCGTGGTATTGGCCACCAAGTCTGGCAGCGTACAGTTAGAAGCGTCTCCCAACGGAGAGTGGGCACTTTTTACGAGGAGGGTCGCAAATGAAGCGCAGCATGCTTGAAACTCAGCAGCTTTTGCGTGATTTGCTGCTCAAATATGGCTATGATGACCGCGCGGCGGCCTCCTTGGCGGTGCATTTGGCGGAGCTCCGCAGGTTATGTGGCCATTATGTGCGTGTTCTGGAAAAGGGCGAGGCCATCGACGACCTAGTGAAGCAAGAGAAAATAAAGAGTTTGTCGCAGGTTATTGCGTATCATGCTAGCCGCGCGGCTGTTATCTTTGATGAAGGCGTCGAGTACGTGGATAAGAGCGAACGGCCCGCGGGTGAAATGGCTGTAGTTGCCGACGAGGCCGATACCAATTTGGAACGTGTGCTCAATGCTTTGCGACAAGAAGCAATCCGCCGTGGCATTCTACCGGAGGATGTTGAAGAGGCTGTCGAGGAAGCTAGGGGAGAGACATACGATGAGCAATATGGACAGCAATAATGGCGATATGGGGCAATACGGCAGGGATTGGATATTGGACGAGTCGGGGCGGTCAGTGGCTCCCGAAAGAGCCGAACAGCAAGAACTTAGCCAAAGCGCTTTGTTGCGGGCCATCATCGAAGCAACGGAAGCGGGTAGGTTGGAATGGTACTACGCGCCGGGATGTACTGGCGCAGCAGACTTGGGGCCATGGCACTTTGTCATGCGTGAAAACGACGAGGGGCTTCCATACTTGGAGGCTTGGGCGGTTGCAGGTACAGCACAGGGTATAAGTTGGGCGTGGTACTTTCATCTGGACGAATTGTTTGAGCTGGAGAGGTTGGTGAAAGCCGCCGTTGCGCGGGACAAGGAAAAGCAGCGGCGGGCTTACGATGACTTGATGAGCCGCTTGAAGGGCGGTGCATAGCAATGGCCGATGGACCTAGGGTTGTGCGGCTAAAGTTTGCGCCGGAGTTTGAAGCTGACCTGCGGGCGGGCATGAAGCGTACAACGTTGCGGCTGAATATGGTGCCCGTTGTGCAAGTGGGCGACGAATTGGTGGCAATCAATGCCGAGACGGGTGACGAGATAATTCGCGGGCAAGTAGTTGAGGTCTGGTCGGGGCCGCTGATGATGTTGCCCATCAAATGGTATCAAGCTGAAGGAGTCGATAGTTACTTGGAGCTAAAGCGCTTGCTCGCTAGGTTCTACGACACTGTTCGGGATGACCGTCTCGTCGTGGCTATCGAGTGGAGCTTTGTTCAATGGCGAGATGACTGCGGGACAGTGATGGTGCGGGGCGTCGGTCATTTGAGACAACTGCTGCAGGACATGCTGGATGAGGACTCGGCTACCGTAACTGGCCCAAGCGGTTCTTATCGCGTGCGCTGCCGCGAGATGTGGGAGGACGGCCCCGACTGGGAAGTGTGGCGCGTCGTGAACGGAGAATTGGTGGTGCATGTGGGGTCGTTTTCAGACGCTCTGGACGGCGCGTGGGCGCTTTGGCGGCGAGCGTGCTTGGGCTACGAGGAGGCGGCCGACTAATGCGGGCAACAATAGACCAGAGCTTCGACGAAGAGCTGTACACCCGCGAACGCCAGCGATGGCACAATTGGTTTGTGCACCAGTATGGCAGTTCCTATGACAGGAACGACATGATAGCGCTTGTCTTCGTGACGTATATGCAAGAGCGCTACGGGCCATCTTGCCGGGATAGGGAGACGGGCAAGATTATGGATTGGGGCCAGGCCCTCGCGCGGGAATGTTATGGTGTGAATTGGAATGACGTGATGCCCGATAGTGCACCGTCTGAGGACGATGCGCAACGGGCCGAGGCATGGATGCGGGGTAATTGGCCTGATTGGGTTGACGTTGAGTTTTTGGCCCGCCAAGCAATGCGTGCCGAGGAGGCCGTCAGCGATGAGTGATTGGTTTCCTTGGGTTTGGTTCATGTTGGGTTACATGTCGGGTTTTTACGACGGCGCGGCCACGGGGCATGAATTGGACGCCGAAGTGCTTGGACATCGGGCTGAGATTGCGTATCGGAAGATGGTCGCGGCGTTCGCGGAGTTGGGCGACTATAGCAAGTTTGTGTCGGTTTTGCTGGCCCGCGCGGCGCACAAGGTCTTGAGCGACGAGGAGGCGGCTGACCAATGCGAGAACAATCTATGAAACGGAGTGATAACAGGCGAGTACCGACCGAGCGCAAGCGCCCAAGGACCGCGAAGCATCGCCATGGAAGCTCGGGAGGTGGCGTGTATCCTGCACCGCGCCCCTGTCGAATCATTGAGAATGGGGAGTGTTAGTAATGGGAAAGGTGCCTCCGAAGTTTATGGTTGCCGCGATATTGCGGGCTGCTGAGCGACAACATACGAACCTACTGCCTTCTGACGCGGGCGCATTGGCGTATCTGGTGGCATTGCGCCACGGGGTCACCAACCTGACGTTTCGTTCCCCCCGACGGTGTGTGGTCGGGGGACATCAGTGCGGCCATTGCGGCCTTGCAAGGCTGGGGTGCGATAGACAGGAACTTGTGCATCACAGAACGCGAGCGCGAGGAATACAACCGCCTGCCCGATGATGTGCGGCGGCTGATAGACAAACTTTCTTCAACTGCTGCGTCCATCCTCTCTGAGGTCGAAGATCCACGGCTATTGGGTTGTATCTGCCGTGTCGTCCGCGAGGTCTGTGTCCGGCCTGATGTTGCGGGGGTGTGCTGATGTGCGAGTAATCTACCAGCCGCGAGGCAAAGGGAGAGGGGGAGTCGTATGCCGACAGCGAGAATAGATGTGAGTTCGGCCATACAACTAGCTGATATTGCTGCATGTGCTGAATTGACCGCAACCCACTTGCGTGAATTGTCTAGCGGTTCTGCTGCTGTGCCAGCAAAACAGGGGCTTGTACTGCGCATGATTGAGATACTGCAAAGACTAAAAGCAAGCGCTTCCCCAGAGTGCCTGATCTACGGCAGATATGAGTATCGCTCGCCAGTAGCTGAAATCGCAACCAGTGCTTTGCCTTGTGATTTGGATGTGCTGATGCATAGTTTGCAGTCCATTGTGCGAAGCCAGCGGGCAGCCGCTTCCTTTGCCGCTCAAATGTTGGAACACTTATCTGACAACATCGTAACGGCCTTAGGAGGTGTGATATGAGAGTAATCTACGAGCCGCGAGGCAAAGCACGGGAATATGCGCCGTTGGCCGTCAACTTGTACACCGGCGGTTGGAACGGCGGCGGTTGCAACAACGGGTGCAAGTACTGTTATGTTCAGTGGATGCCCGGCTTCCGCGATAGGCGCGGGCAGCCGCTTTGCCTGAGGGATGGCGTGCTTGAGCAGCTTGAGAAGGATGTGGAGGAACTGGCCGCGCGGGGCTGTCAAGACGAGATACTGCTGAGTTTTACGCATGATCCCTTCCTTCCCAGTGACACATCAATACAGACGGAGCAAGGTTTCGTGCCTATGCCTCCTATCATGCTTCACCCTGTTCAGCGCGCGCTGGACATCTTAGTTGAGACCGGCCTGAAGTGGACCACTCTGACCAAGAACCCATACATAGCCCTTACAGCCGGCGAGGATTTTTATCGCAAGGCGGGTGCGCGATGCCGCTTTGGTGTTTCGTTGTCTTGGGTGGCAGAAGCCACCGAGGAAGCCCGATGGTGGGAGCCAAATGCTGACATTCCGGCGCTACGTATAAACTGCTTGGGCCAAGCCAAGGACTATTTGGGCCTTCGCACTTGGGTTTCATTGGAGCCTGTTCTTGACCCCGTGCAGGCCATCGAACTCATCTGCAGCTACAGCGACATCGTGGACGAGTGGCGGATCGGGTTGGCTAATTACGTGGAGAAGTGGCCCGCCGAAGCGCAAGAACAATACTGGGGATATTGGCGGGGTTTCTGGTTGCGGGTGCGGCAGCCGTGGCATGGCTTCGATTGGGCCGTCGCCGCTAAGGAGTTTGGCGAATGGCTCGCCAACACGCTGCAGAAGCACGCGCGGGCTTGGTATGTCAAGCACAGCTTGAGGCCCTATATGCCGAAGGGGTTTCCATACGAAATGGGGGATGTTTCCCATGCCAGCAAGAGTAACGTTTCGCGCGGCAACTGAAGCCGAATTGATAGGTGCGCTTCTAAAGGACGCACAGTATTGGCCCGCCGAAGTGCTTCTGAAGATATGGAAGACACCTGCGCAATTGGTGGCCACGGTCGAGTGTGGCTCTGTGCCAGATGGTTCGATAATCGAAGAATACATCGATGATGCGGCCCGCGACCGTGCTTGGGGCTTCGACGAAAGCGAACTTGAAGAACTGGGGAATGCGGATGCTGCGGATTGTTTTGATGAAGACGAGTTGCGCGAGATGTATGAGGAAAGCACAAGCAGCTTGTTGGGGGCACTGAATGAAGGACTTCATATTGGCCACGACTTGGCAGAACTGCTGCGGCAGTGGCTCGCCAGCTTTGCTCGGGGTGTGCGCACGGTATGGATAGCCCGCCGCGCGGGCTACTATCAGCTCGGCGGCCTCCCCGACAACTTCTCCGATGACAAGGCATTTGAGTTGTGGCGTGAAGCGTTCATCGATGAACTCAACCGAAGGCTGGATGAGTATTGGGACTTGTCGGCTTATGACGATGCGGATGTGCTTCTGGATGAAGTCTACGAGCTTCGTGCGGAGAACGCGCGGTTGAAGCGCGAGGTTAAAGAATTGAAACAGCGCGAGAACGATGGCTCACAATAGTTTGCCGCCGGTGGCAATTGACACCACGTTCAGCAATACAATATAATACGAAAAACATCCTCGGAGGCACGCTATGGAGTTACCACCTGATAAGGTTGAGTTGTTGCGGCGGCTTCTCCCGTATCGTGGAGCCACACTCCGAATAGCAGAAACACATCCTGAAGTGCTAACTGCGCTCTACGAACTTTTCGATGGTGTAGTTACCCGCGCGGCCCGTTTCTTGGGTTGTTGCAAAAAGCGCCTGCGGCGCGCTTGGCAGACTGCGGGGCTAGAACCCAACAAGAACTACAATGTCAACCGCATTCCCGACCCCAATGATTATGTGGATGACATAGCCTATGCCAATGCTTATGATCGTGCGCAGCTAGCGGCGCAAATGGCCCCGCCCCAAGCGCTGGAAGAACTCGACCGTTTCATGCGGGAAAGTTCCGAGGTCAGCGATGGCGACGTGGCGGCCATCCTCGATCAGCTTGGCATCAGCATAGACGATGACTTCGACAGCATTTGGCGTGCTGTCACTGAGCTGCAGGATGCCCTGAAGCCCCTAAAGATTGAGCGCCGCACTACTACTTGGCACATCCCCGAGAATAAGCCCATCGGCATCGCGGCCCTCTCCGATATGCACATCGGTGCTGATGGTACCGATTATCGTGTCCTCGGGGCCGTTTTGAAACTCATCTACGATACCGATGGTATGTATATGGTCTGCCACGGCGACATCATCAACAACTATATCAGCCGCAGCCCCGACACCGAGAGGCACAGCCAGGTGCTTTCACCTGCTGTTCAGAAAGAACTCGCCAAGCGCATCATGGAGCATTTCGGCATTAAGAAGAAGGTCATTGCTATCACGCGCGGCCAACACGAAGCGTGGAGCATTCGCCAGGACGATTTCGACCCGGCGGCGTATTTCGCCAAACATGCAGACGCGGCCTATCTTGGCCCCGGCGGTGTTGTCCATGCGGAATTCCCCGATGGTACTAAATACGTCTTTGGCATCTGGCACAAGTATCGGGGTTCTTCTATCTATGACGAGACGGCCCGCGCGAAACGTGCTTATAGAGAACACGGCGCGGGCCAATGGGATGTCACAATAGTCGGCGATAAGCACACTCCTGCGGTCAGCTACGAGATAGCCGTAGGCAAACTGTGTGCATTTGTCTGCTCGGGGGCCGCCAAGCTGGGCGACATGTATGCCGACGATTTGGGCTATATTGACCAGCGGCGCTTCATGGTTCCCGTTGTTATAATATGGCCCGAGAAGCGCAAGATGTGGCTGACTCTGGACTTCGTAGAAGGCGTACAATATCTAGAGTATGTGCGGCGGGCTTGGGATGAGCGCGCCAAAGAACAGATAAAACAGGAAATTCACCAGGGGGCTACCAAAGACGGAAGGGCTACCGCTGGACGAAAGAGCCGAAAGAGCACCCGACGTCGAAAAGATAGTAAGTGATTTTGTGCGGGGGCACATGCCGGAAATTGCGCATGTTAAGATAGCGGTTTTCTTGAGCAGATGCAAGAGCGGGCCGAATGCTACGATATATACACTGGCAGGTAATAGCGAGCAACTCGGTGGCTATCATGTGGTGTTGGTGTTTCGCAAGAACTGGTGGGAGCGCACTGATGGGTACCAGCGGGCGTATGTTTTGCGCCACGAGCTGGAGCACATCGGGTGGCTGATAGACAGAGCGGTTATTGTTGATCACGACATTGACTTGGGCATCTTCTACAATGATCTGTTCTATCTGGATCAGGCCCCGCGTGGTACCCGCGCGGCAATCTATTACATGCTCAAGGCATTGGCAGATGCCTATGAGACAGATAGCCTGCGCGAGATCATGCGGCGCATAAGCCCACACAGGAGGCGTAAGAATGTATCTAACTGAGGCATATATCCGCCAGCGGTTGCAAGAGTTGCGCATTCCCGAGTGTTTCCATGAGGCTATTGTAGCAAAGTGGCGCAAGGGCAATGCAGAACATGCCGACCAGGACGAGTCACAGCTGGACTACAGGGAGATGTTGTTACCCGAAGATGCAGATAGATTGTGTTATACTTTTATGGCCGAGGTGGCGGCGGATATGAGCGAGGACGAGTGGCGGATAGTATCAATGATACAACAGCAGGCCGCGGTGGTTTTCACGATGGCCGCCAGACTGGGCTGGACTTCGTTTCATGTGGGAGAGCCGCGGCGGCCAATAATCTACGTCGCGGGGCCATATAACGCTCCGACATGGGAAGAGAAACAACAAAACATCAAGCGGGCCGTCGAAGCAATGGCTGCTCTCTTGGAGAAGGGCTGGGCACCCATTGCTCCTCATGCTATGTATGGGGGTATGGAATATGAGTTCGATATTCCTGAAGAAGTCTTCGTAGACGCGGATTTAGCATTTCTTGACGCGGCGGCGGCTTTTCTGTATCTTGGCAGTAGCAAAGGTGCAGATCGCGAGCTTGCCATAGCGCGGGCCCGTGGTATACCCATATACTATGATGTAGAAAGCGTTCCTGAACGTGGTGAGATACATGTCGGCGAATGAGGCACTACTGGCTCTGCAGCGGCAATTGGCAGAGGCCCAGAAGGTGGATATTGATAACCGCAAGCGGGCGTTGTTGCAGGAGATCGCCCGCATTGCAGAGCGCATACCAACTATCGAGGGCCAACTGCGCGGGCTAGCAGATGAATACAAAGCGTTAGGCGACAAACAGACGGCCGCCGACCTGGCGGCTATTGCTGATGAAATCCGCAAACGCGCGGCTGGTGTCATTGAATTCGGCGCGGCTACACAGTAGCGATGTCTGTCACAATAATCTGGGGCGCCGATAGCGGCGCCGACATCAAACTCCCGTTTGCCGGGAACTGCGCCCTCGTCGGTACCCGCATAGTCGGTACCGGCAGCGGGGATGTGGCGCTCGCCTTCAATGAGTTCATACCCGATGAACATACTGTGGCGTTGTACCACATGAATGAAGCCGCATGGACGGGGGCGGAGGGGGAAGTGGTTGATAGCAGCGGGAATGGGTATCACGGGGCGGCTCGCAATGGGGCTACCACAACAAGTGGATGGTTTGATCGTTGCGGAGAATTCGGTGACAGCCAGTACTGTAACGTACCTGCACTAGACGTTCTCATAGAGCCGCCGCTGACCACGGAGGTGTGGATATATTGGCGCAGTCGAGGCCTCTATCTCCATCATGACATCGTGCGCAAACTATACAATATTCAGTGGGGCGTGCAAGATGTAGGGGAGGAGAATGGCAAGGTCTACTTGGATTTCTACAGCGATGTCGCACGGTACTCGTACCGTACGTCTGAGGCTATTATATCGCCAGAAACTTGGGGACATCTTGCAGTCGTAATAGCAGATTACGAAGATGTCAGTTTGTATCTTAACGGTAATTCAGTGGACTTTGCCTTCCTTGGTGTTGCCTCTAATACATTTTATTATTCTCCACTGCGCATCAGCAGCGGTGAGTCTTGGGGAGGGTACTTGGATGAGTTGCGCATCAGCTCCACTGTCCGCTACACCTCCGACTTCAGCCCCCACCGCTACGAACCCGGAACAGTCACGGCGCGCTATCAGGTTGGTTCGCCCCAACGCATTACCGCCGTTGACTGGGGTGGCCTCCTGGGAGCGGACTACGGGGTGGTAACCAAAGTGGAGGTCAACACCACCAGTGGGTGGCGGGTTGTGGCCGAGGACCCAGCAGGTCTGACGCCGCCACTAACAAATCTCAGTTACATTACTGCCGGGCCGGATATTGTGAGAGTTACATTGGCACCAAGGGCTGATACACTGCAGAGTGAAACACCGGTGCTGGATTGGCTCAAAGTGGCATTCGAGCCTGTTGGACTGCCCCCGGCTCTGAGGGCTAGTTTGTTGCCACGGCGCTTGACAGCTTCTCTACAGCCCCGTAGACTAAAGGCAGAGCAAATAGGCAAACGCTTTATTGTCACATCGGCTGACGAATAATGCCAACAAAGGAACCCGAGACCTATACCATAGGCGAGAACTGCCCGATCCGTATCAAGATAACCGAAACGAGTGGTGCTTCTTTTGGCCTTGCTGCGTACTCCATCAAGATATATGACTCCGAAGGCACCCTCAAAGAGTCGGCGGATAGCACGAATGACCCTGACTTGTTTTTCTACTCCGGCGGCATTCTCTCTTACTACTGGGATGTGGACTCTGCCACCTATTCGGCGGGCACTTACTATGCCGTCTTTACCTTCACGACAGATAGTACGCCCGCCGAAACATATAAGAAACAGGTAAAACTCGAAGTGCGGGACGAACCCGACCTGTCGTAGGTGTCTATCATGTGGGAAGCATTGCAGAGCTTTGCGCAGCAGGTTGTGGTACAAGTTTTGATCCCTTTGGCGACATTGCTGCTTCTTATGCTCGCCAGCATTTTGGTTAGTTGGCTATCGAAGCATTTGAACTTGGCGTGGGCTGAGAAGGCATGGAACCGCCATGTGGGGCTGGTGGAACTTTTGGTGGCCGCCGCCGAGCAGCATCCTTCACTGCGGGGCAAGTCTGGGCACAGCAAACGCATGTGGGTTGCTAAGAAGCTCATGGAGTTCTTGGGTGAAGGGCAGTTCGACCCCGCGTTGTTCGATGTGCTGGTCGAAGCGGCGGTGCACAAACTGAAGGAGGGCGAGAGTGATGGGGTTGTTCGGGAGTCTGAGGAAGAAGTTGGAGAGGAAGTTGCTAAGTAAGCTGCGCGAGAAGGTAGCTCATGAAGTTTTGGAACGCGAAGGACCCAAGGTGGCTGCGCGTTTACAGCGTGAGCGCGGGCCACTTTCTGATAAGGAGTTGGAACTAATCTGGGCATGCATGGAATACTATACGGAGGAATTGTTGCGGTGAGCCGGGGGGACTATTGTTGTCTGCGGAGTGGCTTGATGCATTGCGAAGGCTTTGCACGGAGCTACATTTGGGATATGCCGAGTTGGTGTCGTTTGGCTTGGCGGCATACATTGTATTATTGACGCGGCATTTCCGGCGGCTGTTGGATGATTACCAACAAGACCGCGAGATTATAAATCGGCTTGCGAATGCAGTGGACAACTGCACGCGGGCTATTGAGCGGTTGACAGATGAAGTGCGCTGGAAAATACGAGGAGGTGGCGAGTAGGTGTATATCGCCCAGATAGCGCTGTTGATGGTGGCCGCCGCCGCGATTGTTTGGTCTTTGTGGCTGGCCCGTGCCCACTGTCGGGGCCACCAGTGTCCGCCCAAATTACTTGAGCGCCAGGTGAATGGCATTGAGGAGCGCCTACGCCGAATGGCCCCTGACGATTGCGCTGAACCGGCCGATACCTTGCGGCACATTGCGTGACCTGCCCATAGAGCACCGCATGTCTGCTTGGGTTGACGTTCCGCCCCAAGCGGACTTAATTGTTTGTGCAGAGCCTTTAGTAGCTGCACCACAGGTAGAGACGGCGCGGCCATTTATTGAGACACTTCTTTTGCAGACGCGCTGGCTTGTTGTCAACGTCCTCGCGAAGGAGCTTTTGCCCAGCATCCCTGAGCATTGCATTCTCCTGTACCGTCCCAGCATCTGGGCAGCCAACATTCCGTTGCAATTTTTACGGGGCCGCCCTGTTTGGATAGCCCGTGGGCATCCCAAAGACCAGTGGCGTGCGTTTCTTGATCTGCTTGTGGCGGGGGTTTACCCTGTAGGGGTGACATTAAATGTCACGCGAAAGGTATGGTCATATTCGTTCACGCCCATTAGCAACGATGGTACAATATGCACAGGCACGCAGAGCTTGGTACAAGCGTGGCGCAGGCGTGTGGCAGAAATATGCGCTCCTTATGTGGGCACATAAGCGACGGGTGATTAGTAAGCCGCCGTTTCGCCTGAAGGTACCACAGAGCAACATAGAGGAGCGTGTGCTCAGATGGATGAAGAGCGTGCTGAGCAAAAAGTAGAAGAAACCATGTTGGCGCGGGCTGTTGACGTATTCAGGGAAGAGCTATTGCCCGCGCGGCTATATGATATTGCAGATGAGAAACTTGTGGCAGCCTACATGCTATCGTGTGGCCAACCCACGACAGTTATAGCGGAGACACTTGGTGTGCCCTTGGGGGCACTCCATGCATGGCTTGCCTATGACGAAGAAGTCCGCGAGGCCATTGATAGGTTTAATGAGGTCCGCGAACAGGAGATATACAGCCGCGTCCTTGACATACTGGCTTCCTTGCTGCAGCGCGATGATCTCACGCCGGAACAGCTTATGTCTGTGCTTGGTCTTGGCTTGCGTATGAAGCATGGCAGCGACACACGTTCGCAGACGCGGCGGCGCATCGAACTCAAAGAACAAGAGCTTGATTTGAGGATGGCTGCGCTGCAGAGTCAGCACAAGCCGAGTTTCGATTGGGTGATAGAATTGAAAGAACAATCCGACGGCGTATTTAGCGCAGATGTACCGCAGCAAGACACAGATGAGAATTGAAGGCCCACGCGGGCCTTTACTGCTTCCTCCAGTTTGGACCCCCGATAACTGGAAGGCACTAAATCCTCAACTGCAACGCTTCATTTACGACGCTTGCACGGACTTCAAGTTCTTCCTCCACAACGTTTTTCTGCCGTTTCATAGTGAAGTAGAGGGAGAGCCGTGGCCCACGAAACTACCGTGGCACATAGAGCAGTTGTGTAATGACCTGCAGGCCGCGATCCCCGATGCATTGGTGCCATTCAAGAAGAGCGATCCTTCGCGGCCCATAATGGTTTGGATACTCCCCACGGGGCATTTCAAATCCTCTACAGCTTATGCCCTGTCTTTGTGGCTCATAGGTATCAACCGCAGCGTCTCCATCCTTTCTATCTCGGCTTCGGGTGAGACAGCGGAGCGCATGGTGTCGGCTGTCAAGTTGCATCTTACCCAAAATCAGCGGTTCATAGATATTTTTGGCCCCGCGCGGCTGGATGACACGGAAGGTCCGTGGCAGGCGCGCAAGTTCACAGTAGAGCGCCCCATCAGGCGACAATCTCCCACGATGTTCGCCGCCGGTGTTGAGACCGAGATTGAGGGCCATCGCTATGACATTGCGATAGCCGACGATGTTACTACTGGGCGCAACAGTAGCACGCCGGGCAACCGCACGGCAGTCAAAGAAACCATGACGAAGGTTGTCTGGCAGCGTCTGCATCCGTCGCGGCGCATACTTCTCGTCATCGGCACGATGCATCATTCCGATGATTACCTGGCGTGGCTGAAGCGGCGGGCCGAAAGCGGCGATTCGATGGTACAACTGCGGTTGTTTCCTGCTGTATTGAGGGGTAAGTGGCCGCCCGATAAGAAGGACAGGTCGAAGCCATATCGTTTGCCCAATGGCACATGGAATGTCGAATGGGACCCCGAACTAGAGGTGTTGTGGCCCGAATTCTGGACGCCCGAGCGGCTGTTAGAGGATTGGCTACAGGACCCTGGGGCTTTTGCATTGACACGCTTGCATATCATACAAGCCCCCGAAGGGCAGTTGTTCCCATTGGAAGTGCTCCAACATAACTGCCGCGCCGATGGAAAGGTCAACAATATGGGAGTTGAGAAACCCGCGATTACTGCTTGGCATCCCGAATGGGGGCGGGCACGCAACGAAGCAATGACTGCGCAGCAGGGACTGCGACTGAAGCGCATTGTTTTGGCTATTGATCCGGCGGCCACCGCGCCCAGGCCAGGCAAGGACCCAGACTACACAGCAATAGAGTTGTGGGGACTTACAGAGGACAACCTGCGCGTGTTACTGTGGCTTGACCGTTTTCGCACGGGCAACCCGACGGCGGCCCGCGAACGTATTGCAGAACCCATCCGCGCATTTGAACCTGACGAAGTAGTATACGAAGCTCTTTCGATGGACCGCTACTTTGCGATTGATTTGGCCAAGGAGATCGGTATGCCCATCAAGACGCGGCCGCTGACTAAGACGAAGGCCGAGGAGTTGAATGCGCTGGCGGGCTTCGCTGGTTCGGGCATGATGTTGTATGCGTGGGGCGACGAGCGCAGCGCGACGATGATGTCTGTGTTTGAGGATGAGCTGGCTTCCTATCCAGGTGCACACGATGATACGGTGACAGCCGCGCTTCATGCATTTGCGCTGTTTAAGCAGAAGCGCGGGCCAGAAGGTGGAGAAGCCAAAATCTTGACAAGCGATGATGAAACAGTTGAAAATGGTGAAAAGAAAACACCGCGGCGACCGGAAGATGCTCCGCGGCCGTTTAATCTACCGCCGCGGCCGCTCGCCGTACCGGGACGGTTCTGGTAAATGGAACGCATTCTAAAGTTGCGGACTAAGGATGGCCAAGAGATCGAAGCCGTGGTCATTGAAGACCCGCGGCCAGAAGTAGATGCACGCCTCATCAAGGGTGTAGACGATCCCCTCGCGCCTCATTTTGTCCTTGAGCGCTCTGCCTTCCGGAACAAAGAACGCTACATTGCGCTAGAAAGCCCACAGGTCATTGCCAAGCAATACGATCCGTTCTTCCGTTCGTACAACATCACTGATGTTGCGGAGCCGCCGGTGCCGCCGGGCTATTATGTCGAGATATATCGCCGCTGTCCTACTACTCGCGCGGTGATAGACGCTCGCGTGGCGGCTGTCGTGGGCCTCGGATATGATATTCGCTATAAGCCAGAAGTGGCGTGGCAGGGTCAACACACCACTCTCAAGGAACCCGATACTGCCGCGCTGAACCGTCGCGAGAAAATTTTGCGGGCAATCGAGAATTGCGGGGCACTCCTGTCCTTCCAGGAACTGCTGGAAGCCGTTTGGCTTGATGTGGAGCTTACAGGCAATGGCTATATTGAGCTGACCCGCGATGGCGAAGGTGAAGTAGATGGTTTCCGACACTTGCGCAGTGTAGAGGCGCGCATATCGAAGGACTACCGCGTTATCTATCAGATCAAGAACTATCAACCAGTGCAGGCATTCGCCATCTATGGTACGGAAGCCACGCATCTATTGGTAGAGCCTATTCGCCAGAAGGTTGGCCGCGGCCATCGAGAACTTTGGAAGGTCGTGGGCCTCCACAAGACTGTTTCTCCGGATGAAGTGGAGAAATGGGGCGAGGAAGGTAGGGAGATACGTCCCACGCACGAGATGTTACATTTGAAACATTATTCGCCCGCGGACAGCATTTATGGCGAGCCGCCCATTTTGTCGGCCGTCGAAGATTACCTTGGTGGTCTTTATGCGCGGCTGTTTAATATAAGCTACTTCAATGCTGCTACAGTTCCGCGCATGATGATCATCGTCAAGGGCGGCGAACTGAACCCCAATGTCGAGGCGGCCATCAAGAACTTCTTGCGCGAGCAGGAAGCAATGGAAGCTCTCAACCAGTGCCTGCTTGTCACGGTGCAAGAGGGCATGGACGTACAGATAGAGAAGCTCAGCAGCGAGCAGCTACGCGACGCTGGCTTCATTGAATATCGCGAACAGTGTGACGCTGGTATTCGCCGGGCTTACAGAGTGCCGCGAAGCTGGGTTGGCGAAGTCGAAGGCGGCGGCCGCCAACAGGTTACAGAAGTCAATCAAAAGTTCCTGCAGGCCGTTGTGCGCCCACACCAGGTTCGCCTCGAGTCGGCGTTCAACCGTGTTTTCCGTGAGCGCCTCGGCGTGGACGATTGGGTACTTGTTCTGCATCAGCACCAGGTCATGGACCGCGAAGTCTTCGCGCGATGGGCGGAGACTCTGCGGCGCAATGGTATAGCTACCATCAACGAACTCCGTGCGGAGATAGGCTTGGCACCGATACCCGGTGGCGATATTGCACACATTATGCCGATGGGCATGGGTGTTGTACCTGTCCAGTACTTGGCGGCATTAGCACGGGCGCTGCAAGAAGGCCGCGGCGATACATTGCAAATAGAGAATCCAGCCGAGGGCTTGAAGCCCATGGGACTTGCGTTCTTGGCTGAGCCGAGGTTCGAGAAGCAGGCGGCGGCTGCCAAGAATGAGTGGATTAGGTTCTTGGGTTGGTTGCAGGCCGCGGCCGACAGCGGCACACTCGATAACATAGTTTCGTTGGTATCACCAGAACCAACACGGGTGGATGTTTCCGATGAAGACGAACCATCCGATGCAGACTGATTATGATTATCCTGGTTGTCCGATTTGTGGCGCACTATTGAGCGACTTGCTTGATAAGAAGGACTTGGCAGAGGAGGAAGGTCGCGTAACTGTAACATGCACCGTATGCGGCAATGTCATAGAAGCGCGGCTGCCGTACAAAGGCAGATATTGGCTGGTGTATCCGTTCGTTAGCCGCCGCGGGCGCAAAAATACAAAAAGGAGGAAAAGGACTTGACAGCTTTCGCGGCGGCTATCTAAGATAACACCGAAATGCCATATCGTAGCATCGCCGAGTTGCCACCGGCGTTTAAAAACTTTACGAAGAAACAGAAGCGGTGGGTCTTGCCCGTATTGAATGCGCTGCTGCGCATTTACGACGAAGGGAAGGCCATCAGGATCGCCATAGGATTGCTTAAGAAACACTTCGGGTTGAAGAAGGCCCGGCCGAAGGCCAAGCAGGCGACTGATGGCAATAAGTGAAAACTCGGTTCCACTGTTCTATGCGACAATTGACAAGGTTGCGGAAGAAGAGGACAAACTTGAGTTTGATGTTGTAGCTTCCACAGATGCGCTGGACAAGGATGGCGAGATAATCGACCCCGCGGCCATCCGCAAGATGAAATCTGTCCAGCGCGTTCCCTACTGCGTGGCTTCTGACCATCGCGAAGCGCGCATTAATCCTCTCACACAGGTCGGTTGGGCATATCCCATCCCTGATACTCCCGACAATGTTTTCAAGGCTCATGTTGAGTTATGGGCCGACTATCCTCGCGCCAAGGAATACTGGCTGGTACTTCGCAAAACGTGGCAAGAGCAGAAGGTAAGCATCGGCGGCGAACTTGCGAAGCCGAAGACGGTTGAGTGGAAAGATGGTCGCCGCGTGCGGCGTATTCATGACATCGATCTTGACCACATTTTGGCTGTGCGTGGCTCGGCGGCTGCCAATCCGGAGACCGCCGTCGAGCTTGACATGCGGAAGGCCCTTTTCAAGACAGCAGACGAGCTTTATGGCGAGGATGAAGCCGATAAAGAGTGGCACGGTATGAGTGCTGAGACTATCCGTGACAAGATAATAGAACAGATGCTTCAGAAGTTCCCAGCGGCCAAGAACGCTTGGATCGAAGAGTTATACGAGAATGGCGCTGTCGTGGAAGTGAATACAGGTGATGGAGCTTACTCGTACTACTGGGTGTCGTATAGCGTCAGTGCTGATGGCGAGGCAAACATTTCGGAACCCGTTCAGGTTCGAAGGGCTTGGCGAGATGAGCATGGCAATTTGATAGCGGGCGAGAAGACGGTGGCATTAATCGACCGTGCGCGTGGCGAGGGCCAAGGCGTTGGTGGCCCGCGCCAAGGTGACGGCGGCACCGATACATGTGTCTGCCCCAATTGTGGCTACGAGATGCCGCACGAGCGCGGCACCCCATGTAACGAACTAACATGTCCAGAATGTGGTACAGCAATGGTCGGCAAATCGGAGGCCGAGGACATGTGGGACGAATTGGACGAAGCACAAGAGCTTCTTGATGAAGGCAAGGAGTTTGTACCGTTCGATGACGAACTTGAAAAGGCAGCGGCTAATGTTTCGCTGAAGCCGTGGCGGAAGACTGGCTATGCCAAGAAGCTACCCGCTTCGTGCTTCCTGTACGTGCCCGATCCGAAGAAGCGTTCGACGTGGAAGTTTCCTGTGTTTGAGGGCGAGGATATGGACCCGAAGACAGGCCGCTATCGCAAGCGCGGCAAGTTGAACTGGAATGCGCTAAGGAATGCGGCCGCGCGGCTGGCGGCCATCATCAACCGCATCAAGCAGGGCCGCGGCTTTAAGAGTATGAGCCTCGCTGAGGCCCGCAAGATGGTAGCAGTCGTCAAGAAAAAGATAGCAGCCTTGTACAGGCGCATAGGGAAACCATTACCGGATGTGCTAAAAAAGACCACCGAAGTGGGTGACGAACGCATGAGCGTTGTCCAGCAACTTCTCAAAGTTGTAAGCGATCTCTTGGGCAAGGATGGCGTCGAAGCAGAGGACGCCATCGAGGAAGCCGCCGAGGCTATTGAAGAAGAGGCCGCGACCACCGAAGAGGCCGAGAATACCGAGGCGGCTGCCGAAGAGGAAGTCCAAGAAGAGAAGACCGAAGACAAGGCGTCTGACGACATTGACGCCCGTTTCAAGGCTCTGGAGGAACAGATTGCCGCGCTGCGCCAGGTTGTCGAGCAGATGGCTTCGGAAGAGAAGACCGAAGACGCTGCCGAGGAAGACAAGACCGAAGAGGCCGTTGAAGAGGCTTCCGAGGAAACCGCGGACGAGGCCGAAAGTGAGACTAGTGACGAGCCAGCGGCCGATGATGAGGCCGAGAAGGCTGATGACACGGCGGCCATCGCTGCGGCTCTTCGCGAAGCGCTGCAGCCGATTGTCGAGCGCATCGAAGGCTTGGAAGAGTCGGTCAAGAAGGTGGCCAAGGCGCGCGGCATTTCTCTCCAGGTCGATAAGGCCGAGCCGCAGGCTGACGATGCCGAAGAGGAAGATGGTTCACTGATGGCATTCGAGCTGGCCCTACGGCAGTTTACCGGCCGCGATAGCAGCTAGTATAGCTTTTCAATTTACAGGTGAATGATAATGCCGAGTGTTGACAAGGCCACCACTGGCATCACCAATGTTGGCACGCAGGGCAGGCTGAACCCTGCACAAATGCGGGAGTTTATCCGCAAGGCGCGTGACCAGCAAGTTATGATTAAGATCGCCCAAGCGCTTCGCGCTGAGGGCGGCAAAGTAATGTGGTCCACCATCGACTATGACGAGCCGGTTACCGTCTGGGACAAGTACGGAAGCTCTTGGCCCAGCTACGGTACCACCAGCCCGTCGTTCAGCGGCCAGACGCTTTCCACGCATAGCGTCGAGGCTAAGGTCGAGCTGGACAAGGTGGTTCTGCCGCATTGGAATATTGAGCGCGAGGGCATCGAGACCACCATTGTTGACCAGCTTGCCAAGGCTTTCGGCAATGACCTTGAGCGCGCAGCCATCCTCGCCGATAGCGATGGCACTGACCCGTACAGCGGTGACACTGGCGAAGGTATGCTGACGGCGTTCGATGGTTGGTATGAGACCATCCGCACCAGCGGTACAACCTATGACCATGCTGGCGAGAAGGTCAATGCCACGCTGTTCTATGAGATGTGGGAAGCCCTGCCGCTGAAGTACCGCACGAACCGCAAGGACTATCGGTTCTTTGTGGCACCGGATGTGGCTTCGGCTTGGACTCGCTATCTGGCTTCTGTTGGCCACGCGGCTACTTCCGAAGGCTGGGTGGCGAACACGGAGGACGGGCTGGTTCAGTATGCCGCGGGCATTCAGCTTGTTGAAGTGCCCAAGATACCGGTGAATCGCCCTGGCGTGCTGAGCCAATCTGCTGTGACGACCGGCCAGTATAGCTTCGTTATCCTCACTCGCCCCGAGAACCTTGTGGTTGCATTCGACCCTGAGCTGCAGTGGGAAGTTGGCGTCGAGTCGGACATCCGCCGCAAGGTTGTGTGGGTGAAGTGTGGGTTTGTGGCTGGCTTGCTGAACCCCGAGGATGCGGTTGTTGGCGTGAACGTCTTGCCGCAGCCTGACACCAGCGTGTCTGCCTAGTAGTGCAGGTTCGGGCACTGGGGAGGCGGGGGCCATAAGGCACCCCGCCTCCCAAACAATCTAATATAGGAGGACAGAAGAATGCCGTGGTTTATTATCAACAAGCAGGTAGTAGATAGCAAGGTTGGTAGCCGCCGGTTGCGCTTGAAGGGACCTTCGGGGCAGGCTTATATCTTCGAGGTTGGCAAACCCCTAGAAGTTACCGATCCGCAAGACGCTGCCTATTTTGCTGACCCTGCCAATATTTCCATCCCCACGCCGTATGGGGTGTCAATCCCGCAGATTATCGAGTGGGAACCGGAAGGTCCCGAAGGCGAAGCGGTAGCGGCGGCTGTCAATGAGTCAGAACGCTTGCGTGAAGAGGTTGACTCGCTCAAGTCGGAACTTGCGGAGTTGAAGCAGCTTTTAGTGCAAGCTCTTTCGCAAGATGGCCCCGCGAAGAAGTCGAGTTCCAGCCGCTCACGGCGCGGCGGTACTCGCTCGGCAAAGGACACCGGCTCCGCCTCGAAAAAGGAATCTGGACAAGAGTCGGATACCGCGACGCAATCTACTTGATGCAGCAGGGGCACTTGCTTCTGAAGATGCGGCCCGCCGCGCGTTTCGTTAGTGGCCGCGGCGGGCTGCTATCCCTTGCTGAGTTCCAAGAACAACGGGCTGCGTTCCTCTGGTGGCCGCTTCCAGCCGAAGACTTGCCACACGTATTGACTATAATACGCAGCGGCGGCTTGGGTGACATCTTGCTCATGCGCCCAGCCATTAGAGCACTTAAGAAAGCGCGGCCCGATATGACCATCCGCGTCGTCACGGATTGGCCCGAGCTTGCCAATGGCGATGTGAATGACAGCCGCGCGGCTTTCTTTGAAGGAGAACCGGTGTTGTTTCTCAATGAATGGGTGGAATGGGCACCGCGGCGCTTCGATTTGCACCGCTCGGATATTTTCGCCCGCGGCATGGGACTAATGGAGTGCCAAGATTATTCCTTCGATGGTGAAGTGCAGATAGACGCCCCGCGGCTGATAGAAGAAGATTACATTGCTCTGCAATATATGGGGTCGAACAAGTTCCGCTGTCCTTCGGTGGCATGGATGAATGAATTGGCCCTGCGGTTGCCGCTGCCGACGGTGGCTATCGGGGACCGGCCTGTGGCTGCCGAGACTACATATAACTTTATCCCATGTGACAAGGAGCGGTTGTTTTCCATTGTGCGCCACGCGCGGCTCGTGATAGCTGGCGACAGCGGCCCGTTTCATCTGGCCCGCGCGATGGGCGTACCCTGCATTGGGTTGTACGGCCCGTATCCTGCCGACCTGCGCGTTCGTGACACGTGGCCGACGTGTCGTGTTATCGAGAGCAGATACCCGAAAGAGAACGCCTGTGGCCCTTGCCAAGAAGCGGGCTATTGTGATAGGCTTGAGAAGGCAGAATGTTTGGATGCCATAGATATTGACGAGGTGCTATCTATAGCCCACGAATTGCTTGGTGAATGACATGCCGACGGCTGTTATCGAAAAAGCGTGGGATGACTTAATAGAAGAGAACTACGCGACGGCCTCCGACGTGGAAACGCTGCTCACGGGCATACTGACGGACATCACGGATAGCGATCCCCTTTCGCAGGTGCTTTCCTCGACTGAGCGCACTACATTGATAGCGAGTTATTTGGATGCCGCGGGCGACGAAGTGCGGAGGCTTGCTGGCCGCGATTTTGGTTACCACGAAGACAAATGGGTGTATGTGGACAGCAGCGGCGTCAACTATATTGACTTGGGCAACCGGGGCTTCTGGCCGCTCGTCGAAGTTTCTGATGCTTACTACGTCGATATTTATTCCTCGACGCGCATTACCGATCTTGACGAGTTGCTTGTCTTCCCCAGCGGGCTAATAGCATGGAAGGGAACAGCAAACTTTGCCAAGGCGGTACATGGCATTAAGCTGAAGATAACATGGGGTTGGGAAGACCCACCGGATGAGATTGTGCGGGCGCAGGCGATGTTGGCCGCCGCGCGGCTACTCGAATACATCACTTCCACCAAGAACGTAGACGGCATCGGCGGCGTCCAGGTCATACAATATGGCGAGATGCAGATACGTCAGTACCAGCAGGGGCGCTTTTGGCAAACCATCAAGTCGTGGCGCGAGCAAGCCGAGAAGATTTGCAAGTCGTATCGTGGTGTCAAGCTACAGGCCATGCGCGTCTACGATAAGAAAAACTATGGCGAGAGGATACAAGCGTTGCGATGAGCATTCTGATACCGAAGCACCCGTGTCGCATCTATCGCACCTATGGTGAGCGCAAGCACGACCTGTCGGTGGTGCTGCAAGAGCTTGATATTTATGGTGAAGACAAATGGGGGCGAATGACGGCCGACACCACAGAACTGATTCTGCAACCCGAATTGATGACGGATGCACCGATGACGATATTCTTTGAACCAGATGTGGATGTCGAGGCGGGTTATATCATAGAGGTCAAGAAAACGATGTACTATGATGGCCGCTTGGTGACGGTAGAGACCACGTTGTCGGCCGCGGCTTTTGCTGGCGATACAACATTGACGGTCGCCCGCGCTTGGGGCTTTTCCAGCGGCGACATCATCTTGTTATCTTCTGGCGGCAACTACGAACGCACCAAATTACGGAGTGTGGATACGACGACAAAGACGCTCACTTTGTACGAGGATTTGGCATTGGAGAACGACTGGGACGTGGGCGCGGCTGTCCGTGCTTCACAGTGGTTTGAAGTTCTGACGGTCAGACATAGCAGCAGAGTAATTGCCGCGACGTGTCAGCGGATACAGCCGAGGGCGCTATGAGTACGGTATTTGATTATAGTTCTGAGATTGCCAATGGGATACGCAACCTGCTTCTTGGTCGCGTGCTGTTGAAGGAAGACTACACGGCGGGCGACAACATTGTGAAGGTGGGGCAAGAAGATGTTTACGAAATGCCCGGCGGCTATCTGTTTCGCAATCGCACCAACGAAGCAAAACTTGTGGAACCCGCTTCGAGCAACAAACCGGGGGCTATCGATCACCAAGAGAATGTAACGATTACGAGCACCAATGCGCTGCATGTTATCATACAGCCCGCAACGCAGGATTATACTGTGGCCGCGGGCGCATATCTTGCTCTGCGTACACCACCCATTCCCAATATCAAGGTCATTTATACAGACCCCCTCGGTGTTACCATCGACGAGATACACGAGAAGCGCTTCCCTGCGGTGGCGATACTGCGCCCGCGGGTGAACTTCCGCCAGGGGCCGAGCGGCTTTGTCATAGGCAACTACAACTTCATCATACGTTATGCTCGCCTTCATGAAGCGGGGACTGACACGGGCGCGGCCGTCTTGGAAGACACAGAAGCAATAGTGAACCTATTGGCAGAAGACTGCCATCTGGGTGGTACTGTCGAGGACTCGTCTGTGGTAGGCGTCTCCGAAGTGCGGAATGCCCGCGTGCAGAGGGGCGTTGTGGTTCATTTTGTGGATATTCACTTGACCGCGCAGCGGTCAGGTATTTATGATAAGTTCTAAAGAAACGTAACACGGAGGGGACTAATAGTGCCAAAGAAGATAGAAGTCCCGTACCATCAGACGACTGATTTAGTGGAGGCCGCCGCGCTGTTGACGCAGCGGGGCTGTCAAATTCTCGATGTGCAGTGGGCCGATGACAAGAAGGAGATAGTAGCGTGGTTTATATCTCTACGGTCATCGGCGGGCACAAAAGTGGAAGATTTGAATGCATTCTTGGAAGAATTGCACGAGCGCAAGGCTTTGGTAGAGCCTTATGCTTTTGCCGCGGCCCTCAGAAAGGCGAAAGCAGCAATGTACGAGCTTATGGATACTAAGAAAGGAGATGGTTCTTGAGGTGACGTAGATGGGCCTGCAACCAGGTCTGGCGAAACACGCCGCGGTAGGCATCGGCATACAGTCGGACTTTGACACTCCCAATACTTCGGTAACGTGGTTGCCGTTCACAGACACATTCGACTTCAACCGCGAAGAGAACGTTGAGGTTCTCGAAGTCGGGGGCGAACTCTCCGATTGGCAGTATCTTACATGGTCACCTGGTACACACTTCACTGGCACCATCGCGTTTGCATTGCAGCCCGGTGTTGTCGGGACGCTCTTCCAGTGGGTTCTCGACCGTGACAGTTATAATCAGCCCACGTTTGCCACGATTGCAAAGTATGACCCCAAGGAAGGCGTTATCACGGTACAGGATGTGTTGGCGGCCACGGCGGCTCTCACCCTTGACAAGGGAGCTATAGTCACAATGTCCGTGACGGCCCACGGCCGCAAGGAAGCTGCCACGTCCGCGGCGGCTCCCACATCCAGTGATGTCGTGCGCGGGCTACCATATCTTGTCAAGGAATGCGTACTGCAGGTAGATACTGGCAGCGGTTATACCACCAACGAGACGTTCGAGAACTTAACCATCAACATCGACAACTTGGCAGAAGACCCTGCTGAGGGCCGCCGGATTGCCGAGGCGGATTACCCGCTGACTATGTACACCACCGGCGGCATGCGTGTAACTGGCACTATCACGCGCGACTATATAGACGACACGTTTGCATCCATTGTAGAAGATCAGCGCAATAACTGGACAGAGAGCACGCCATACAGTTCGCGGATTGCGATTAAGGTGACGGCCACGCGCGGCAGCAATTCATTGGTAATTGAATTGCCGTATGTGCAATTCACGAGCCGCCGAGTGGATTTGCCTGCTAACACTAATGATCGCTTGCAAGAGGTGTTGGAGTTCTCGGCCATGACAGACAGCACCGGCACCACGGCCCCGCTGTCGGTGACCATTGACGGCACAACGGTGTATCCGTAGAACAATGAGCGGACAACCGAGAATTAGCCTATACAGCACTAAAGACATAACACTTGCCACCGTTTTGGTGTATCGAGGCAGTTGGCTGGTGGCAGTACAAGTCGAGGTGAAATCATTGCAGCCGCTCCGCACGGAAGCCACGTTTGTGGTGGGGGTGCCGACAACTGAAGATTTGGGGCGGCTGCTTGCTTTATATAATGCTGGTAAGCTCGCGGTGGAGCCGCGGGCATACGACAGGGCAAAGGCGGAAGTAGTGACGAGGATGCGGATAGCCCGCCGGAATGTCATAAAGGAGGCTAAGGAACGTGAGCAAGGAAGAACTGATTAAGAAGTATGCGATGCGCCGCGGCGCACAAAAGAAGCGCATAGAATTATATGCCATAGAAGTGGAGACGCGCACTGACGCGGAGGGCAAGATACAGGTAATCACAAGGCGCGAGGACATTTCGCTGGACGGGCGTTTCTACGTTGTTTTTAAGGATGCCACAGCGAGTGAGCGTCGTGCGTTGGAAGCCGCGGCTGGCAGGAAGCGTTGGGTACGCGAGGGCGACAGGGACATCATAGAGTTTCATGCTTGGGATTTGATAGAAGCCGCGCTGGCGCAGCAACTCATTGTGGAAATGAAATTGCCGCAGCTCGACGAGGAAGGTAACTTGACGGAGTACCACTTGCCGGAAGGGTATTCGCCCACGCGGGCCATCAACGAAGTCAATAATCGCTTAACGGGGGCATTAGAAGACGTCTTGGCCCGCATGATACAGGATTACTATTTCGGTGAGGAAGAAGAGGAGATTGTCGAGGAAGCAAAAAACTCCTAGAGCGGCTCCTGCCGCAGGGGCGGTTGGGGGCCGACGAAATAGCTAAGACTCGTAGGATAATCCTCGCGGAGGAAGAGTTGCCCGCGGGGATTTTGCCTAATGAGGCCGACCCATGGGTACGAAAGACGTTTGTGCGAGGAGACGGCTCATTCAACGCGGCGGCCTTTGCCAAGTGGTTCGAGGAACAAGAATTAAAGTTACTTGAGGAGAAATATGGCCCGTTGCAAGTGACGGAATATGACAAGTGGATGTCGGTTTGGTTGATGCGGCTTGTAGAGGAAGCGGACATGTTCATGGGCAACATGGTGCCGATGTTGCCGAGTTATTATGAAGGATATGACAAAGTTCCGTGGCAGGATTGGTACCTGTGGGCTATAATATCGGAGGTACGGCAGAAAGAAATAAAGCGCAGGCAGGAGATGCAGAGTGGGCAAGCCGGTCTACAGCCTAACTATTGAACCGACTGCTGGGACGCGGACATTGATGCAGCAGATAGCCCGCGGGCCGCAAGAGAATATTGCGACGATTATTGCGCGGGCCATTATGGAAGAGATGGCCAACGATCCGACCATTCCGCATTGGGAAGATGATAGCTTGCGGACTGGGTGGAAGGTGATAGCAGAAAGCGTCATGCCGGGGGCGGAATATGACATCCATTGGTGCTTGGTGGCCAACACGGAGACAATGGTTCCCGAAAAAGAGAGTTTGGAAGGCCCGCGGCCATATGACATCGGTCTGGGTATTGAGTTCGGCCACCGCGAGCATTGGGTGGCGTTCGCACCGAAGCGCTTGGGTGGGGAGACGCCGCACCGGCGCAAGCTTATGCGCTGGATAAGGGCACGAGGTACTCGGAAGCAGAAAGAGGCCTTGGCGCGGCATTTGGCTGGCGAAGAGAACGTGGCTGTGCTGATGTACGAGTATGAGCCGCGGCCATTTGTTGGCCCCAAGATAGCAGAATATATGAACAGCATCGAAGAAAAGGTTGGCGCGGCGCTACGCCGCTGGCTTGGTGCTGGGTAGATGCGACATCAATTTGAGTGGGAAGTCAAAGCCCATATTGATGCGCAGACAAAGAAGTTATTTGAGTTGCTGGCTGCCCCGCGGAAGCGAGCTGTGGCATTGCGTGGCGAGAGACTTGGTGTTGGTGCTGAAGATGTAACGCGCTGGGCGAAGCGGGCTGAAGAGTTCCGCAAGCGCATGGAAGCCGCGAATGCGCAAGCCGCCAAGATGCAGAAGGAAATGGAGCGGCTGGCGGGTAAAAGCGATGAGGTGGCGAAGGCGCAGCGCAAGATATTGGAAGAGGAGATGGCGGCCGCGCGGGCTTCCGCCGAGCATTGGCGGCGGCGCATGAAACAAGCGCGTGATGTCACGCGCATGTACGAACAGCAGTATCGCTTGGTGCAGCAGCAACGGCGCGAAGAAGCGCGACTTCAGCGCGCGCAAGCCCGCCGCGCGGCCGAAGAGCAGAAGGCACAAGCGCAGCGAATGCGACAGATAGAGCAACAAGCCCGCGCTGAGGCGCGTTGGCGACGGCAGCAAATGCGCTACGCCCAGATGTGGGAGCGCCATGCGGAACGGGTCCGCCGCCAAGAGGAACGTGCCGAGCGGGAGCGCCTGCGGCGTCAGCGCGAGACAGCACGTGCTGCCGTCTACGTGCGGCCGCTGGCTGGGGCAGTGTTGGGTGAGCGGCTAACAGCCCGCGCTGAAGCTGCTTATCAGGGCCGCATATCTCTCTTGCGTCACTTGTACGGCAGGGCACGGGCCGACAGGGAAGGGGCGGCATATTGGATGAGGCAAGCTGCCGCGGTCCGAGGCAGCCTGTGGCGCTATCGCGGGGCAATCGCTATCGGCCGCGGTGTGACAGCAGCGCAAGAATTGTTGGGCATCGGGCCTTCGGCCGCAGCTTATGCCGCAGCCCAGCGCGCGTTGGCCGATGTAACGAAGCGGCGCGTAGCTTGGGAGAAGACATTGACACAGGCTCAGCGTGAAGGCAACCGTGAGCAGATGCGTGCCGCCGCGGCCACCGTGCGCTTCTATCGTGCCCGCGAACGTGTGCTGCGGCAGATCGTCAGGGAAACTCGCGCATTGCGTAACGCGCGCACGCTATGGGGACACATGTCGCGGGCATGGATGTGGGCCACGCGGCAATTATTGCGTGTCAATAACGTATTCGGCCGCACAATAGCCATCTGGAATACGCTCACCTTGCCAATGCAGCGGTTCTATTGGACGCTGACTTCTATCTTTTATATGATCAACAACTTAGTGCGCCCCATCCGACAACTCGAATATGCCCTATGGAATTTAGCCCGCCGGATGATGGGAGAAGTTCGCCGCGGCTTCGCGGCACTCATCAACGAGATAGCTGAACTACAAGAAAAGTCAATGCAGTTGTATGCGATGTATGGTGCCCGCGGTTTGGGAATGTTCGGTCAAGCCCTGCGCTTCACCATCGGGCGGCCATACACCACCCAAGAGATCATGGGTGCGTATAGGATGATATACGCCCAGAACCTACAGCGTTTGATGGCCCCCGAACAGATTATCTCGATGGCCGCGCCGTTAGCCGCCGTTTACCGCGACAAACTCCAAGGGGGCGTGGAAAGCGTCGTTTACGGTATTGGTCGCGCCGTTCATGGCGACTGGCGCATTCTGCGTCGCCTCGGCATCACTCGTCAAGGCGTTGAAGAGCGCTATGGCATTAAAACCCGCGGCCTCAAGACCGAAGAGGAGCGCAATAAACTCTTGCAGGCTATTCTCACGGAGATCAAGCTCCGCTTCGGCGGCGTTGAAAAAATGATGAGCAACACATGGAACCAAGTCCTACGCGATTTCTCGGACATCAAGACATTGTTCGCTTGGGTGTATGGTCACACTCCAGGAAATGTCTTCGGTATGTTGCTGGGAGCATTAACAAAAATACGAGACGTATTGCTCACTTGGTCTAAGGAAGGCTGGTTCGCATACTTTGCACAGAAGTTGAGTGAGTTGACTGTGTGGCTACAGCCGCTGCTGGACTGGGTGGCGGGGCACATGGATGAGCTACGTACGATAGCCGCGGCCATACTCGATTGGGTCAAAAGTGGTATCAATGCTTTACTTAAAGCATTCACTGGATTTGACATGGAGGACATAAAACGTTTGCAGGCAGAATACATTAAGCGCGGGCTACCAAAACAACTAGCCAATCAGATGATAGCCAACCAGATTTTGCAGAGTTTGCTTGACAAGATATACGAATGGGCACCGCGTGTGCTGGAACTACTTGGTGCAATGCTTAAGCTGCAGAGAGCCGCCGTGGCTGTTGCATTGTTCGTGGCCAAGGCTGTGGCTGGGTTGGTAGATTTCTTCACGCACCAAAAACCTGGGACCACAGCTCGGACGAAGACAATGGGGCAGACCCTAGGTGATTGGGCAGCCTATGCCGAGCAGGCTTTCACGGCGGCACAGCAGTTCTTGGAAGCTTGGAAGAAGCAATTTGAAGCGAGTCCTTATGCTGGCCCGCGCGGTCATACCTACTCGCCAGCGCAGCGCATTAAGGGACTAATGCCGCCGCGGCCATACTACGATCCAAATACAAAACAAACCTATTGGTACTATTATGATGCCAATGGCCGCGTGCGATGGTATCCACATCCGCCCAAGATGCGCCACTATCAGAGCGGTGGCTATGTCGAACAGACTGGCCCAGCCGTCGTACACCGCGGCGAAATGGTGCTGCCAGCAGACAAAGTGAAGAAGCTGTGGAACTTACTGACGGCCGCCGATGCCTGGGGGCACTTCTCAAGGGTGTTCCGCGCTGGCGGCGGCCTCGTTTCGGCGTTTGCGCCTATGGTTGGGTTGCCTGCATATGGTCTCGGTCTGGTGGGTTCTGCGGCTTCTTGGTGGCGCGGCCGACAGGCAGCACATTATGCGAAGAGCACAGGTCTCGAAGCGGTCATGCGCTATTATAGTCGCGGCGCTGCTCTGATGAATATGCGCGCCCCGTGGTATAAGAAGCGCGGTTTCTGGACTGCGCTGTCTCTGCTGGGTGACTTTTTTGCCACGCGCGGCGGCCTGCTTCTGGGCGGCAGTCTATTACGTGGTGGCACACTTGCGGAGCGCTTGCTTGCTTGGGGGGGCCAAGGAGAACACATATATACGACGATCCGCGATGTAGCAACGGGTGAAGAGATATTGGCTGCCATTCCGCGGACGGCCCCAGCATGGCTGCGTGGTTTGCGCTGGGCAGCCCGCGGCGCTGGTGCTGCCTTGGGGCGCATGGGTGGTTTGGGTGGCGCGATGCAGTGGGCGGGCAGGTTTATGATGCCGTCGTGGAAGTCTTGGTTGTCGCAGTGGCAGTGGCTAAAGTTGTTGGGCTACACAGCGGTGAGGACCAATGCACCCACGCGATTGTATGAGTGGTGGACCGACTTGCAGCGTCGCCGCGCGGCACTTCGTGAGTACATGCAGAAACCACTTGCGCCCACATCTAACCGCTATGGTGCTGCCCCTATCATCAATGTGGGGCCTATCTATGTGAGTGCCGACGTGGCCACTAACCCCGAACAGGTACGTAAGATATGGCTTGCTATTGTGTCGCAGTCGAGGATGCAGGCAGCCGCACGTGTTTAGATAAGTGACCGCGCGGGGAATAATTGCACTGGTGATAACCGATGAGGAGCCTAAAAACACTTTTGAGCCGGAGGGATGTAATGTTTGCGCTGGCGATGGCGGCGGCCGTCTACAGCGCGTGGCCAACATTTCGTGAAGCATTTACTGCCCCCGACTTCTCCAGGAACTGGCGTCAGGACTGTGACCTTGTGCTGATACACAAGGGGTTGGTGACACATCCGCGCTTTCGGGATACGTTGGACTGGTGGACGGGCACCTGGGTGGGGCAGGTGCCGTTCTGGCGGCCGCTGACATCGCTGCTATTCTGGCTGGAGTGGAAGGCGTTTGGCTGGGAGAACCAAGATGCTTGGATGCTGGTGCACTTGCTGGCTTTCATTGGAAGCATCACGGCGTTCTTTTGCTTCGTTGAGCTTTTATCGCGGTCGAGCATCACTGCATGGGTGGCAGTTTTATTGTTGTTGTTTGCCCCGCCGTCTTTCTTGCGATGGCTCTGGTCGCCAGACCGCAGCCTCATGGTTTGGGATGCCATTCAGTCATGGAAAAATACTCCCGATCTGGTGCTGGCTGTATTGACGTTCACCGCACTACTGCTCTGTTTGCGGCGACATTATAGGGCGGCAGCATTCCTTGCTATCATTGCGCCCGCAGTCAAGGAAACGGGTTTCGCTTTGTGCGCAATTGTGGCTGTCTGGTGCTTCGTGCGCCGCCGGTTGTTCATTGGTGCCGTCCTAGGTGTAGTCATCTTTGTTATGGTTGCAATCAAGCTGCTGGGCCCCGGAGTTGGTTATCGTGTGCCGACAGTCAGCCCCTGGCATTTGCGCATGTTTCGCTACGTTATCCCAGCCCAAGTGGCGTTGCAGCGAGATGCAGTTGCTCCCGTTGGTATTCTGCTCATAGCTTTGTCGCTCTGTGCTTGCTGGCCACGACGCTGGCGCTACTTGCTGGCAGCGCTTGGTATGGGATTGCTGGTATACGGCTTTGCCATCGGTCTTACGCCGTTGCTAATAGCGGGGGCGCTGGCCGATCCCTACGTGTGGTTCCGCGTCCTCGCGACGGCCTTGTGGTCGGCGGGTGCACTGTGGGGCATGAGCCGAGCTACGTTGTTGGCGGCAGCCGGGGCTGTTGCTTTCGCGGTCCCCTGCACAATAGCTGTGCAAGTTTGGCCACATGCCTACTATGTGTCAGCAGCGCTACAAGCAGCAGCAGTAGCAATTGCCTGGTGGTGTACATGGCGAAAGCTCGTACACAAGTTCAATTCCCAAGTAGCGCTTGGACGCTCACCCTCGTTGTGCCCAATTCGGACATGACGCTGGGAGTCGGCGCTCCGTGCTCTTCGATTAGTGCGTCGGCAATTGATGCTGGCGTCGAAGCGGCCTACGTTGATGTCATAATCGGCGGCCCGCCAGTAGAGCACGGTAGATGGGACCCACCACCTCCTGGCGAACCCGCTGGGCTTATGTGGTCGGGCATATATTACGCATACGACATTACTGCCACAGCTCCGTCTAGCTCCAACACGATGAGAGTATGGCTGTGGGCCAAAGACGACTATGGGATTGCGGCACTGCCCGAAGATTTGCCCCCGGGTGCTATTGTTGTGTATCAGACGCTGCAAATATCTGTCGCCTTTGCAGTATCGGGCATCTACATGAAAGCGGAAACAGAGGAAACCCCAGCATACAGCACCAGCATTCTTGCGTTTACCGAGCGGGTGTTGAAGCAAACATGGTTTGCGGATGAAGCAGCGACAGTTTCGGCGACGGCCACTGTCGGGGCCAACAGCGTGTCGGCATCCGGTACGCTCACAGAGGCTGGTCAAGAGATTGAACTGGGTACCAATTTTGCGCTTTCTTTTGGTTGGACGATACACGAATATGACTACAGCGACGTGGTATACGCCCGTGTTTCCGATATCAAGTGGAATGGCAAAGCAGTAGACCTGAGCCACTTGGACCTTTACAGCCCGGGCGACGATGCTCCCGATAGCAGTTACCCCGACTGGGGGCGCACCCAGACGCAGGAAAATTGCTTCCGCATCGGCCACGCCAACGGCGCCGAAACATGGAGCCACAACTATCAACTCGGCAGCGTGGTCAACAAAAGTTGGCAGGGCAGGGTTTGGGCACCGCTGTGGGTGGTCTTCACACCGCGCACTGGCAAGTTTGCCGATGATGTGGCTTACTCTGACATCTTGGTCAAGGGTACGCCCATAGAGTGGTACCAAGACAGCGGCGGCAACTGGCTTTCGCGGCAGTTAACATTCAGCGGCCAACGCGAGTTCATCTCCCAGCGCAAGTCGTGGGAGTTCGAGCACGAATACAAGACACTCTCCAGCAACATCTTCTACTTGGACTGGGATCGCGATGACATGAAGACCAAAGGGGAGGATGTGGGTGAGGACGATAGCCCCGATACGAACAATCAGGCGTGTGCGCTGGAGATACATCCCATCAATGTAGAGAACCTTGAGGGTAATCCTTATGATGAGTGGCCTGCCGGGTTGTTGATAGCCCACGAAGAGCCGATACGGGTTGTGAAACCTCCGGGAATTAGCCGCCCCGCCAATTGGGTCGGTAGCAACGGCCTCACTCCGGATAGCACAAACAACGACCTGTGGCGCGTGGCCGCCGGTAGCACAAATGCAACAGCAACGCTCACACTGGCTACGCGCAAGTGGAATAGACTCAATCGCATTGTGCAGCAGGATCCCGCACTGGGGAACTTGATGAAGCACCGCGACTTGCTAATTATCAACCGGCCCAACTTGGACCAGATCGGCGGCGAATATCTCGATCCCGAAAGCGAGCGCATTCCAGAGAACGAATGGCACTGGAAGAACTTTGCGTATGGGGAGTTGAGGATAAAAGCCCCGCGGCAGGCGCAAATCGAAATCATAGTTGATTACTCAACAGTAACAGCCACCGACCCGTGCTATCCAACGCTCGAACAGGGAGAGTTCGAGTATACACGTTCGACACATCAAGTAAAATACAAGGTTACTGTGGAGGCCACGCCAGCGGGGCAAGATTATTCGAGCGTCGTCTTCGATCTTGCTGTGCCAATTGAGGGCGACATCGCGCCCAACCTGTGGCATGTAGACAAGATAACATTGCGCATCCTGGGGACGGCCGTCGAAGACGAAGAGTGGATATTCGACGACATTTACCTCAGCGGTTCCTACTGGCAGGCTTCTTGGGGGGACGAACCTGACAGTCACTTCGAGTGTCGGTTGTATGATCCTTGGGACTTCCTTGCGGACTACACGGGCTTCGCGGGCGTAGTCAGCGGCATCAAATGTTTTGACATCCCTTATGGCTATGAGGAATATGAGCGCGTCGAGCGCAGCTTGAAACAGCGACAGAAGGCCCGCTCGCGGTCCACAGGCCAGATTATGGACTATGCGAAACCGCTGCGGCGGCTTAAAGATGAAATCTATTGGCAACGTGGCTGGGCGGCCACCTATTACAACCCTGAAGACAGCGCGGCCAACAAGGATAGCGAAGGCAATAAGCTCATTGGCACGTTCCGCTGGTGGGATTTGTATCGATTCCACGAGTGGAAGTTTGATAGCCCGCCGCGAAGCACGAGCCAAGAGCTAAAAGTGGTGCCCATTGTACGACAGATACACGCCGTGGCGGGTATCAAGCACGTCATCTATTACGAGAAGTTTGCGCAGGGTCGTGCCCACGGCTTGGCATTCGCAACGGACAGGAGTGGGCGTCTGCGATACGAAGGCAGCGTTAAGCTATATAGAAGGCCCGCGGGTGGCGGCACTTGGGTGGAAGTAGACGAAGATACCCCGGATGGCCACGGGCGTTTCCGTTTGGGGCCGGGGCTTGAGAAGGGCTACGAATACAAGGTTGATGATTATGCTACGGTGTACACTTTCGCCAACACGCGCTACGTATGGGCGCGATATACGGCCGCCGTTTCGCGCGGCGATGTCTGTCGCAACTATGCGGGTTGTTTCTTCTTGTTGATAGCCGACGGCAGCACATTGAAACTGTACTTCCGCCAAGGCATCAATTGCCCGTGGCACGGGCCGTACACCGTTGCAGAACTATCGAGCGGAGCGGCGGCCCTCGATGTTGTTGAGGGCGGCGGTGGCATGCCGGTGTTGATAGTGGAAACAAATGATGGGAAAGTTGCTATAATACGTGTAGAAAAGCTCGGCGAAGGCCGCCAACTGTACTTCGGCTGATGGCAACGTTTGATGGTGCCCGCGCGGGCGACTTATATGTCGTCCTACAAAAGAAAGATGATGGGATATATAGCCGCCGGTTCAGCTTGGAGACCGGCCAAGCCGTGGCATTCTCCGACGGCAGCACAGAAAAGAAAGTCATAGACACATCCGACGAGTTCGCGCTGGTGGAGCTGGACCAAGGAATGCTGGAATTGATACTGCTGTCCGATAGAAGCCTATGGATAAGCCGCGATGCTGGCGAAAGCTTTGAACAAGTAAATGGCTAAGCGTGCACGCTTGTGGAATGAAACTATACTATATGATGAGCCGGCCCCGCCGTATAGTGTACAGGCCGAAGCTGTTACATTTACCGAGTTCCCCAAGAACTTTTGGAAACGCAGCCGCGGCAAGGCACGCAGCTCGGAGGCCAAGGTTGATTGGATAGATGTCACCAACATCTTCCCGCACATGCCGGGCAGCATCCAATCCGAGGACGGAAAGGTATTGGTGCCGTCTGTTATTTATGTGCCACAAGTGGGTTGTCTCATAGCGAACCCCATACCGGATGGGCGTTACCAGATAGATTTGGATTATTTTACACCCTTTGGAGAACACACAGATGCGTGGATTGACGAAGCGCCAGCAGCCACGGGCGCACAGGAACGCATGTTATATATGACCAACGGCGAAGAATTGGCCGCGGGCCAGTGGACTGGCATTGAAAGTAATTTCCACCTACCGAGCAACTCCCATTTTGCATTCATGTTATGGATGTCTCGCCCGCCACGCGAGGAAAGCAGCGGCCAACCCACACGCAAAAAGTTTCAGGGGGTTGTCGTCCGCTTTGCTTATGATGCGCAATCCGAAATACGCTTGTGGTTCCCTATTGAGGGAGATATGGTGGTGTATTACCGCCATAATGAACTGACTGGAGGGCAATGGGTTGCAGCACAGACAGGGACGGCAGCGGCCCGCTTCGGACAACGTAGTTCCAGCCTCGATACAGAAAAGGCCCGCGGCAGTGTCTTGGGCACCGTGAAGATGATACAGGTAGCGTTCTTGGGTCTGGGGCTTGCTATTACATCAGACTATTGGCAATCGTGTGTCGTTGTGAATTTGCCGTTGCAATCGGCCGAGTCTCAACCACCATACTATTGGGGCATTCCTTGGCAGGCACCCTCTTCTCCGATACAATTCATGGGCAACTGCGGTCAGTGGGGCGCGGCATTCTTCCCTATTTATATGCCCGAGTCGTCGTACTCGCTGACCTATGTAGATGATCCTGAGGCTCCTACACCGTACACGAAATTGGAATACGCGGGTGCGGCTTTTAGAGGCCCCGTGCGGCGGGTACATTATGATTGGGCGAACAACCCCAATGACTGGGAGTTTGTGACGCGCCAGCAATTGCCGACTGGTGGCGAAAATGTTCACATATTGTCCTGTTTTGACAGCAGCGGCGATCCTATCCAAGGCGCGGCTACTGTCACAAGAGACGGTGGTACGCCAGATACACGCTACAGGTTCGAGTGGATTTGTTTGATGGCCCCCGCCAAGCACGAGATAACATGCGACGCGGGTACGTTCTATACCTATACGTCACCCCAGCTTTATAGCGTTATCGCGATGAAGCGTGCATACATAGTAAGCAATTCCAGCACATGGACCGACGTAAGCAACAATGTGAAGCGAATTTCGATTTCTGCTGGTGAAGACGGTCGTATTACAGGCCAGTTGACTTTGGACCGCCGTGCATTCAGCGACAGCAAGGCCCAGAACTGGCTGAAGTACAGACGCCGCGTGGTGAACCTGCAGGCAGGGTGGGCCGATAGTGCGGGGAACCACATAACAGCCGACGGGGCCGCCAAACTGTATGGTTTCGCCACGCGCCCGCAGGCACTTCAAGGACGCGGCATCAAGGCAGAACTGGAGTTCCCGTTGATGGATTATATCTCCACGTTGGCAGCCGAAGGCCGAGGCATTGACCTGCCGCCGGGTGATGGGTTCCAGCTCAAGTGGCTCCTCGAATATATCTTGGAGAGCGTGGGTATTGGCCCCGACTTATATACGCCGCCGTTTGGAGATGTGGATAAGGGCGTAGAGGACTTGGGGATATATGTACCCGTAGGTGATCTGGCAGCCCCCGCCTTCAAGTTGTCGCCGCGCAGCACACTGATGACACTCATACAAAAGTTGCAGATACTGGGCTTGGGTGCCCGCTTGTGGCAGAATGGCGAGTACGTAACATGGTCATGCCAGTGGTGTGGTCGCAAGCGCAACAACACGCCCGGCGATACACATTATTGGTACAATCATGTTGTCGGCGGCCCCAAGTCGGCGGGCTGTCGCGCATGGGATATGGAACGCACGGGCACATCCTACCTGCACAGCAATGGTTTGTATTACGGCATAGACTTGGAAGTTTTCTTAGGCATTAGCCACGCACCGCTGAGTGTACAAGCCGGTGTTGAAGTTCTGAAAGGCGATCTGCTGGGGCCTATCGAGCGTCCCGAGCTGACACGCGCGGAGGACTTGTACACCACAGTCAAAGTATATGGCCAGACCTACTATCTCGGTAGCCGCGGCCAGCGTGAATTGCGCGAGTACACCATCACACTCCCGAATTGGGATGCCATCAAGGACAGCACACACCCCGATTATATAGGCCACGAGAAGGTCTATGCTATTGGCCCCGAAGCGTGGTTGCGGGATGTTAGGTGGCTGCGGGCCATAGGGTTAGTGGAATACTACAAGCGCTGCTTCAGTTGGCCGCGTGTTGCTGTGCGGGTGCCGTTCTGGCCCGCGGCCAACCTTGGGAAGGTTTTCATCATCTACTGTGATGATACATTGGGGCTTAACAACACCATCTGGCGGATAGTATCATACCGACACAACTTGGATGCCACGGCTGGGAACTTGGCCAGCTACGGCAGCACCGAACTGGTGGGCATCAAAATATCATGATTGACTTCTTGGAGCTATTCAAGGAGCTTGAGGATCGGGGCTATGACCCTTCTGCTCTCTTGGATTACCTACAAAGAGAGCTAGCCCCTGCTATCACACCAGATGAAGAATGCATGATAGACCCCGACACGAATGAGCCTTACACAGGCTACGATTGGGGTACATACCAATAGGTGATGGCCGATGGGCAACGCTACAGATGGGCTGCTTGGAGTACACATCGACAGAGATACGAGTGACGCGCCGCTGGCGGATGACCACAATGAGCTGGCGCGGTGGCTGACAGTTATATGCCGCACGCTTATTGGCGGCCCACTCGAAGAAGGTTTCCTGCATGGTGGCCACCCGACGATTGATACCACCACGGGGCGCGTATCTGCTGGCACACTAATAGGGTTCGCTGGCGGCCGCCCGATATACATGACTTCTGAGCTTGAGAAGTCAAGCTCGGCGGCTAACGGCACAACCACATCCCTGACAGACAGTAACCTCTACGGCGAAGATGACTTCTGGGTGGGCGCATGGGTAACATTCACCTCCGGCAGCAATTCGGGCGAGTCGCGGCAAATAACGGGATATGACAGCGCAACGGCCACGCTGTCGTGGGATACGCCGCTGTCTAATTCCGTGAGCACGGGCGACGGCTACGTTGTTTCGTTCTTCTATGTTCAGGATATACTGGTAGATGGGACACGTTATGTATTCGCCCGCTCGTTGCAGAAGACAATTTATTATGCCGCGGGCAGTCCGAGTCCGGTGTATGCGCCCGCCGAGTTTGTGGCGCGGTCGTCGTCTACGCCTGCGAGCGGCGAAGTGCTCATTGCCACGGTTACAGTCAGTGGGGGTTCGATTACGGCCGCCACGGCGGCGGGCAACAAACTATACTCTCACATGGGGCAGTGGACCCAGCTATCTGGTTCCGGAACTGCCCTCAGTGTGCCGCCGGGGAGCTACATCGACGTTACGATTAGTCATGACCAGCTTGCCCAGCTTGGCGGCATTACAGTGTCGTGTGATAGCCCGCACACCATCACAGTGATAGAGCACTGGAAGGACGACGAGTTCAAGGTGCGCATCACCAATGAGGACAGCTACTCACGGGACATTAACTTCACGTGGACACGAGCTGGGCGGCTACTTGAGTAGCAATGCCAAAGCTGACGATTAGTGACGGCCGCTTGGTCATACGGGGACCTTCGGGCACACGCTATGTATTCGAGCGCGGGCAGTCCACGGAAGTTTTAGCAGAGGATGTGGAATACATTATGGCCACCGGGAAGCTATTCTCCTACTGGCAAGAGCAAATGGCCGCGCCGCAAAGGCAAATGCCGCTGCATATCATTCGCCATCCGGGTTTGGGCGATAAAGTCTTTGCATTGGCCGCCGCGTGGGCCTTCAAACAAGAACACCCCGACATCACCATCTACTTCGAGACACACGATTACTGCAAGAACTGGATTGAACGGGTGCCGTTTGTGCGATTCGGTCGCCCCGCCGAACTCGCTCAAACTGTCGATTTTGACAACATCCCTGCCAATGCGGGCGACCGCTGTAAGCTCTTCGGCAGGATGCTTGGCGTAGAAGTCAACGACATACGCTTCCCCGTGGAAACCTTTCCTTATTGGCGGCCGCTGCCTGAACAGTATGCGGTATTCGCGCCGTGGTGCGGCCCTTGGAAACTGCGTAGTTTGCCACAGGATACCATCAAAGCCGCCCTACGGCACTTTACCGACGTTCCGCTTGCCATTGTATCAAAGGACCCTTGTCCGTTTCCGTCGTCGCATATCGATTTAACTGGCCCGCGCCAGGGGCCACTGGAGTGCTTGTGGGACATCCTTGGCAGCGCGGCGGCTGTTATCTCCGTCGATACCGGCATAACGTGGATGGCCGCCGCGTTGGGGAAGCCGACATTAGCATTCTTCGGGCACGTTCCTCCCCAAGACCGCGCGGCCGCCTGCCACACAGTCTATATCGTCGAGCCGCATATGGACTGCCCGATGTTTCCCTGTGGGGATCACGGTGCACCACCGGCCCCCTGCGGGGCCACAGAAGAACCCAAGTGCATGAAGGCATACACCCCAGAGGTTGTCCTCTGGAAAATCCGAGAGTTCTTGGCGATGGTGCTATGAATATCTTATTTATTAGCCCCACGAGTTACACCGGCGGCGGCCAGCGCTGGCTGCAGATGCTGACTGGTGGCCTGACCGAACGTGGCCACCAGTGCAAGATTATCTTTTCCGAACGGGGACACCCCGGCACAATCTTCCACAACATCCTGCATGACATGGTGTTGCACCATCTCTGTTACAGGTGTTTCGAGTACGATTGGCCTGCCCGCGTGGCCGCTGCAATCGATGAGCACGAAATCGATGTGCTGGTTGTAGAACATTCGGAACGCATCGACGAGATAATTCCGTTGTGTAAGCGGCCGCCGCGGGTTGTGTTTGTAGACCACACTATGTGCCGCGAAACTGTAGACCAACTACGGGCCGTTGACGCTTGGGTTGATGAAGTGGTCTGCGTGTCGCACAAGATAGCAGCGAAGATAGACTGGTGCCCCGCAAAGGTGATACACAATGCCTGCCCGCCGGTGCCGAAGCTGGGGATAAACGTCCGCGAGTTCATGGGCATCCCCAAGGATGCATTCGTGGTTGGCTACATCGGCCGCGTGGACCGCAACAAGACCGTGGACCATCTGGTTGGCGCAGCTATCAATCGCGGCTGGTGGCTGCTGATTGTCGGCCGCGGGCCGCTAATGGGCCATATCGCCAGCACGCAATACCCCCAGCTCAAAGTATTCCCAACCGATGTCTATTATGTCGGCGATTGGTACGAAGCGATGGACGTATTCTGCTTGCCTTCTGAAGAAGAGGGCTTCCCCCTGACACCGTTGGAGGCGTTGTCGTGTGGTTGCCGCGTGGCGATGACACCAGTTTCGGACTTCCCTGAGCTGTTCGGCGATAGCATAGCATTCTTCCCTCACAGGAGTGTTGAGTTGGTGGCCGCCGTGGAGAATGCGCCGCCGCCGGATGAGGCGCAGGCCATCATGCATGAGCAGCTTGGCCTCGACCGGATGATTGAGCAGTACTTGGAAGTTCTGGAGGGCTAACACATGAACTTCGGCATGATCTGGGAAGTAGACAAGAAACACAAAATTGCCAAAATTACATTCTGGGATGGATTTGTGATGTACATGCCCCATCGGGGCAAGTGGGACTGCGAGGCTTTTCGCAACTACAATTCCGTTGTACTGCTCGACCAGTACCGTGCGGGCGATTTCATACACAAAGACGACATAGTAATCGACGCGGGTGCTCATGTGGGCTTGTTCTCGTATTGGGCCGCGCAGCGCGGGGCCATCATTCACGCATTTGAACCGTATCAGCCCAATATCGAAGCATTTCGGTTACTACTCGGGGAGTATTCGCTCGAAGACAAAGTGGTGATCGTCGGCCGCGCGTTGAGTGACGAAGGCGGCCGCGTGCCATTCTGGGAGCACCCTGAGAACACGGGTAGCGGGCGCATAACCATCGAGGGCTTCGGCACCACGGAAGTGGAGGCACAGCGTTTGGATGACTGGGTAGCAGATGCGAAGCTTGAGCACGTTGACTTTATCAAGATAGATACTGAAGGCCACGAGCGGCAGGTTCTACGCGGCGCGACAGAAACAATTAGGCAGTTTCGGCCTGTGATAGCCGCCTCAGCCTATCACTTCCCCGAAGACGAGAAGGACCTGCCTCGGCTTGTCAACGACATCGTGGACGGCTATCATATCGTCGTAGAACGCGCGCGGGGCTATTTACCATGCGAGAAAGTGATGTTCGCTGTGCCGGAGGAACGTCTTGGAAGCCATAATCCTTGGGCTTGATGGATTGGAACCTTCGTTGGCCCGCCGGTATGATTGTCTTTCGCTGGAGTATCGGGGCTTCACGCAAGCCGAAACGAGCAAGACGCCCGTGGCGTGGACAGAGTTCGCCACGGGGCTGTCCATGTCAGAACACGGCATAACCGATTTCTGGCATCCTTCCGGCAGGGCATGGCTGAGCACCGACATCAAGCGGCCTTCCTACTGGTGGAATAGGCTTGACTATACTGTTGGGGTATTGGATGTGCCCGTTGTTACCAGCCCCGCGCGACCAATAAACGGCTGGATGGTTGGCGGGCACACCATATATCCAGAGAGCAGGTGGCCCGCCGACCTGCCGGAGATAGACCCCCGCTACGACGCTTACGATTTCCCCGTGGGTTGGGCGCAGCTTGCTTGGGATCACGAGCCGCTGTGGGCAGAAGTTATCAAACAGATTGATGTTTGTGTTGCCTTCGCGAGGTATCATGTGAGGACAACGAAGGAAGCGATAGAGAGGCTGATGGCCGCGCGGCCGGTAGACATACTCGTCGTCTACCAGCACATCTCGGACAACATCGGCCATGGGTTCCTCACCTGGCATCGTGAAGTATGCGAACAAACCTACTACATGCTGAATGCCCTGGCGCGGTGGCTGTGGAAGACCTATGATCCCGAGCTAAAGATTGTGCTGAGTGACCACGGGATGGTACCTGTTGAGCAAGATAGCCTTCGCCACCACCGGCGGCAGGTAACAGTAGATGGTCAAGTTACCTGGGAAGGCATGTTGAACGTGCCGCGCTTCGGGCAATTGTACACCCTCTGTTCGGGGGCGCATTCCGACGACCCGCCCGGGCACTTAGCTTCCAATCATCCGATGTTCCAAGGCACGTGGCGCTTGCGTGATATAGGCGACGCGATTGTGGGTATACTACAACCGGCGGCCGCCGGGGATGATGTTAGACATCACCTCGCAGCGTTGGGCTATCTATAATAGCACTCGGAGGAAGCCAACATGGGCAGTGACTCTATGCGGGCGTTTCTGGAAGAGAAAGAAGCCTATGAAATATTCAACCTCGCAGCGTGGCCCCTATGGAATGATGCTTGTGCATTGATTGTGCTGCGCTGCGATGAGAAGAGATGCAAGCTCATACAACAGCTTGCCAAAGGCTCAGTCAAAACCCATCTTGTAGATAGCCACACGATTGTGCTTTACAAATACGATTGGGCGTTGGAACTGTATAAAGCAGCGCAGCAAATAGAAGACCCGCGCTTGCGAGTGGCTCTTGTCGCCCTCCTCACAGGGGGAGCACCCCGAAGCATTCACGACACGCTGGAATGGATTGAGGACGAGAGCGAAGAAGCATTAGAAATAGCCCTGCTCGAAGCGGGGCTACTAAGCGAGGAGCATGGCAATGGTCAAGGTAATACTGGAGTATAATGGCCACCGCAGCGAACAAGTCGTAGAACCAATCATGGAGTTCCGCGACAAGCGTTTAGCTCTTCCTTCCGACTTCTTGGAAGCCCGCACGGTGGCCGTCGTCCGCGACGGCGGCCTCGGCGACGTCATCATGCTCACGGCGGCCATCCATCGTATGGTGGAACTCTATCCCCACCTGCGCGTTGACTACTACGTCAACCCCATCTACGTGGAACTCTTCAAAGGTGACCCCTATATTGCTGATTGTCGCCCGCTGCAGGCCCTCGACAAGCGGTTCTATGATCTTGTGCTCGACTGCCGCCAGGTCGTGGAGAAGAGTCACCATGCGAAAGAAATAGACCGCGTTACGCTGTTCTCGATGCGACTTATCGGCGAAGAACCCCGCGAAGGCCCACGACTCTTCTTGCAGCCCCTGACTGGCGAACGTCATTGGCATGTGGACTCACTACTACAACAAGCCACGGGCAAGCGCGTGGCCATTGCCCCTCGGTCAGCCTCTCCCTATCGCGATTGGCCCCATGCCAACGAACTGGCACGGCTCATAAAACAAAGCGGTAATACCCCCTACATCATAGATCATCACGATGAGAAGCTGGCCGCCGTGCCGGAGGCTATCCCTGCGAAGCTCGATCCTCTGCAGATAGCGTGGTTCCTTAAAGAAGTAGACGTGCTGGTCAGTACCGACACTGGCGTCTACCATGTGGCGGGGGCCGTCGAAGATGGGCCGTTCATGGTGGTTCTCTTCGGAAGTATCTTCCCGCCGCGCTTGCGCATGGCATGGTACAAGAACTACACAGCGCTGTTTGACCCGTCTTTGCCGTGTTTGGGATGTGATATGAGTCCCAAGTGTAAGCCGCCCGCGCCGTGCTTGGCGAACATCTCTGCGGAGCGCGTGTGGGAGACCATCGCGGGGCGGCTATAGTGGAGGCGGCGGGAATCGAACCCGCGTCCGCCCCGGCGGGCTAATAGCCGCGCCGAGAACGTCGAGGCCTTCCGCCCCCCCATCAATGTCCGAACAACATCTTGGCCGCCGCGAATGGGGCGCAAGTCAACGCAACCCACGAAAACCACAACCGCCACAGGGCGAACACCGCCACGATGACCGCTACTCCTATCATGGCCCAGCAGCCGTTGATCTCCGCCTGCAGCATTGAGTCGAAGTTGCCTTCCTCTGCTATGATTTGTTCTAGGCTGCGTTTGCGCCGATAAAAATGTCGCCCAACAAGCGCGGCGGCCACCAGCAAAACAACCGCAAACACCATCCCAGCGATTGCTTGCAGCCTGACGTATGCTAACGCGGATGCCCACATATGATTGCCGATATTGACAACAAAGTCACTCATTGTGGGACACCCCCAGTATCTATCTACCTATACAGCGAGCACTTTATGCAGTATTTTTAGTCTCTATGGTGCCTACCTTTTCCACCCGGTATACATAGATACCGGTGGTGTACTGCTCGATTTCCTCGACTGTCAGCTCATGCCCACGCTTCTCCGGCGGCATGTCCAGCGCGACAACGACAACTTCTTCGGCTTCCGCCGCCAGATCGAGCGGCAGCACCCCAATAACGCGCTTCCCGTGCACGTCATCCCTAGTGGCGTGAGAGATGACCATTTCATCGCCACTTATGATGCCGCGCTCACGGAGATATTCCACCAGCGCTTGATGTCGGGTCACCACAATTGTTTCCATTTGTCATGCCTCCCGAGTTGTAGTTATCCACACTTAGCATACCCGCACAACGGGTACTTCAATCTTTCCTCCCAGATATTCTTTCTTCCCAATCGGCGGGAGTAGGAATGGGTTCCAGTGCATGAGGACTGCCGCCACGTTTGGCGGCCGCGCGGCAAGCCTTCGCCACCAGCTCATAGCGCTGTTCCTCGGATAACATCTTGGCCGCCCAACGCACAACGTCGGCCAAGCAACTAGCACACAAGTCCGCCCATGTTGTTCGCCAATCTCCCGCGCCAGCAGCATCCGTATAGCGGTCAATGTTTATTCTCAATCTACCTGCGGCGTCGGGCTCGAGGAGCTTGCCGCACATGTCGCATTTGCGAGCCAGCGTCATTATTATCACCCACACTTAGCATATCCACATAGCGGGCACTTCATACATCCTTCTGAGTGTTCCATCGGCCCGCCGCATTCTGGGCAAGCACCATTCTTGCGCTCTTCGATCTGTACTCGCTGGCCCACGGCGGCCTCCAAGGCCTGTCCAAAAGCATCAGCACACGACAATACCTGGCGGCCACCGGGTCCCCACGCGGGCATGTGACACGATATGCCACGCAGGTGCTTGATGATGTGCTCGGGGGCCACGCCTGAACGCAGGGCCAGCGAAATCATGCGGGCCAGTGCCTCCATCTGTGACGAAGCACATCCGCCAGCCTTCCCGATATTTCCAAAGACCTCAAAGGGCTTACTTTCCTCATCGAAGTTGATGGTGACGTATAGTGTCCCGCATCCGGTAGTTACGGCCCGCGTTTCGCCCCTCAAGACATGGGGCCGCTTGCGCGGGCCTTCTTGCTTCTTCTCTTCTTTCTTCTTGCCCGTGGTCAGCACCTGCCCCGCGCGGCAACCATCCCTGTACACCGTGATACCCTTGCAGCCCAGATTGTATGCCAGCATGAATGCTTTGGCAACATCATCCTCGGAAGCATCATGCGGCATGTTGATTGTTTTGGAGCAAGCCGCATCTGTGTACTTCTGAAACGCCGCTTGGATACGCACATGCTGCTCTGGTGGCACTTCGTGGGCCGTCACGAAGAGTTTCTGTATGTCTTCGGGGACTTCTGATAACCCACGAACGGTGCCGCGAGCGGCCACCTTCTTCATCAATTCCTCAGAATAGAAGCCGCGGGCGCGGGCTATCTCCACAAACAGCGGATTGACTTCCACCAGCGTCTCGCCATCGAGAACATGCTTCTCATACGCCACGGCGAAGAGGGGTTCGATACCGCTTGAGCAGCCCGCGATGATGGAGATGCTGCCCGTCGGGGCTATCGTTGTACATGCCGCATTCCTCATCGGGCGGCCATCTTTTGCCCAAACACTTTCTTCCCACAGCGGGAAGTTGCCGCGCTCTTGAGCCAATGCGGTAGAAGCATGGTGAGCCGTATTCTGGACGTGGCTCATAATCTTCTCGGCCCACTCGATAGCCTCGGGGCTATCATAGGCCACGCCCAGTTTAATCAAAGCATCGGCGAAGCCCATGATACCGAGGCCGATCTTGCGACTGGCCCGCGTGGCCTCCTCTATCTCCGGTAGCGGATACTTGTTGACGTCTATCACGTTGTCCAAGAACCGCACAGCCAGCGCAACTGCTTGGGCCAGTGCATACCAGTCGATGTGATCCTCATGCACGAACTTGGATATATCTATTGAGCCGAGGTTGCACGACTCGTAGGGCCGCAGCGGTTGTTCCGCGCAGTTCCCAGTGACTATGCCATTGAATATGAGGCTGTGATATGTGGGCTGAGTAACGTCGTAGACCGACTCCTCGCCGATATAAGTAATTTCTGCAATCTCATCGCTGAACCGCTGGCGCTTGCGCAAGACTTTTCCTTGCCGCCAAGCCTCGTACTTTTCTTTGTGATGTGGCAACCGCCATCCTACAAGCTCGGCGAAGCGGGTGCGCGACTCACCATCAATAATTAGCTCATACCAAGCAGCACATTGGTATGCCTTGGAGCCGCCGTGGCCATCAGGCAATAGGTGCTCACCAGCATCCCTGCGCTTGTAAACGCGGCTAAAAATGCCGAAGTTGGCCAGCAGCTTCTGCACATCATGCAACAAAGAGGGGCGCGTGCTAGATAGGCGGCAAGAACAGCGCGTTCCATCACTTGCGCCTATTACGGTGCCATCGGTAGCAAATAGCCCATGCAAGTAGCCTATCACGCATTCGCGCGTTCCTTGCCATATCAGCTTCGGTACATGGAATTTGCAATCCTCGGTGACGCCAATGGAAGCGAGGGCGCGGCTTAATCTCTTAGAAGCCCACATCCACTTGTCGCGCTGGTCCTGTATTTGCTTGCGCGGCGACTGTTCGGGGACCAATTGTTTGATAGCCGCTTCTATATCGGGGGCCAACACCTTCTTGGCACCCCACAAGCCGATGTTGACGCGCCCCGACTTATCCCAGTGGCCGTCGCCAGTTAGCACGCCTACAAGCAGCCCCAATTCATAATTGCCGAGCTGCCCCCAAGCGCCTTCGCCAGATTGGATGAGTAATTCATCCCCCACGCGAAGCTCGGAGAGCCGCAGTTTGCCGCGCGAAGTATAGAACTCGTGCCATGCTGTAGCCTTAATCTCATACCCCGCCTTGGTACGCACGCGAAACACAGGAGCCTTCTTGGCAGTCATGAATGCAGGCGTGGCTTCTTGCAAGACAACCCCTCGTTCTCCATCGATGGTCCGCCGGTCAACAGCCACGCGCACCGCTTCTCCCGACTCATACAGCTCCTTCATAGGGACAAGGCCCCTCTCGGTGTGCAGCAGTGTATCACCCGTGACACATGGGTTAGTGCTTTCGATGGGATGATTGGGCAGAGTATGCGCAGCATTTACGCGGTCGATGAACAGCAGCCCCGGCTCGCCCATTGCCCAAGCATTGTGCACTATCTTATTCCATACCTCGCGGGCCTTTAGTTTCTTTACAGCCTTCCCCGTGCGCGGATTGATAAGTTCATATTCTCGATCCTCCTCGACGGCAGCCATAAACTCGTCTGTAATGGCTACCGAGATATTGAAGTTTGATAGCCGCCCGTCTTCCATCTTGGCGTCTATGAACTCCAAGATGTCGGGATGGTCCACGCGAAGTATGCCCATATTGGCCCCGCGTCGTTTACCACCTTGCTTAATGGTCTGCGTGGCCGCATCATACGCCTCCAGGAAGGAGACTGGCCCGGAAGCCACACCCTTGGTTGAGCGAACAATGTCACCGCGCGGCCGCAGCCGAGAGAACGAAAAGCCTGTGTTGTGTATTACCACCAAACCGTTCTGACCCGCGACATAGTTATTGTATGTATCTACCGTGAAGTCGTAGAAGTACTCGGCTGGTGCTTGGGGTACCTCCACGGCCTTAACGCGCCGTAATGCCGGGATCAGCCGCAGCAGGGCTTCTACGCGCCGTTGGCTGGCCGGAGAAAGACGCCGTGTTGACAATATCTGTCCCAGCATCGCAGTGGCTTGCGCGGGGGAAACACGGTTCGTTAAACGCCAGCGCTGGACATACAGCGTTTCGCCAGCGACATCTACACCCTTGCGCCAAGCGTCCACACAGTGAGTACTTATGCCCACCTCCGCCAACAGCTTTTCAACATCACTAAAATCCCACGTGATGTTCAGACCGGCAGTGGGGCTGCTTAGCCAAGCTTGCAGGCGGCGGAGACGCTGTGAATGCTGTATATATCTGCCAGACAAGTCATAGAGCCGCTGTAGCATATCGGTTCCAGACACATATATTTCATACGTCGAGCGCCAATGCGCTTTTCGCGGTTGACGACATCGCGCCCGCGTCCTAATGCCGCAGAGGCTGAACAAGGCCGCAAGCTGCTGGGCAAGTTTAGCACTGGCCGTAGCATAGACAAACTCTGCCTTAGACTCGGAAACAAAACCATCGGAGTCAAAGAGACCCGCGATGAACGTGGCAATGGCTTCGCGACTCTGGAGGACAATCTTGGGAACCTCGACTTTTTCGTACTTCTCGCCCGGGCTAAGCCCGGTGTCGTGCGCCACGCACCGCACAAAATCTTGGTTGAGGCATGTAATGTAGAATACGCCATTCTTATCACGCTGTATAGCATAGCTGTGCCCCGCCAAAAGCGATAAAATCTGCTGCAGCTTCTTGATGGGTCCCCCATCCGCATCATACAGCCGCAGCCGCAAGCTTTGCTTGCCACTCAATCGGTGCCAACCCAAGTTGCCATTGCCGATGAAAAAGCCCAACAGATAGGCATAATCAGGCGTGATATGCGGAACGTCAAGTAAATGCCCTATAGCTGCGATGGCGGTTTCGTTCGGAGCCACGACCCAATCGCCAGCCGCGAGCTCGGCAGCAGTCTTGGTGGCTACACGCCCGTTTTCAAAAACAAAAAACGGGTGCCAAGAGGATGTAAGCACGGACAGCCCACCGTTGAAGCGTACTAATCTCTGCTCCTCGGGCGGTACTCGGAAACGCCAAACATGGGTTATAGCAGCGGGCTTGAATGTGTTGTCTTGCGCATCGAAAGCGACAGTAGACAGCGCGCCGCTTGACACGCTGTAGCATTCTCCGGTGGGGGCCTCAACAGGCTCGGCTCCTCTGTGAATGGCATCCTCCACCACATCGCGGATCGGGCATAGTCCCGCAGTGTTAGTAAAGACGATGGCATCGCCGCTGATGCACCCGCCGCCCCCTTGATGGATCAGCGCCGCTTGTTTCATAGTCTCGAAGATACCATCCAGCGAGTCATCGATGGGAAGTACGAAACAAGCGGATAGAAGCCCTATCTCGGTGCCCGCGTTCATCAACGTGGGGCTATTCGGCAAGAACTTCAGCGAAGACATTAGTTCATAGAACTTGGAGGCCCACTCGTCGGGGTCGTTGCCGTACCTTTCTTCAGCCGCCGCCACGGCGCGGGCCACCCGCCAGAACATCTCATCAGGAGTTTCTACAACGTTACCTTCCTCGTCGCGCAGGAGATACCGCTTCTCAAGCAGACGCAAAGCATTCTGGGACAAAGAAGCCCCCATCGACAAAGCCTCCAATCTACAGGGGAATAGCGATTACTTCGGGTCCTTGTATACTAGCTGCCTAAGCAGTACTGGGCAGATGTTCTTGGCTACTTCCTCTATTATGATGGCCGCCGCCGTGTGCCACCCAGCCTCCGCTCGGAATTCACGTTGCATCTCCTCATTCGCCTTGGCAGCCGCCGCCATGTCGTGCAGGTCCTTCGCCTCACGGCGATGGTACTCAGCTATCTTATGCAGAAACTTCCTTGTGTCCTGGGGTACTTTCCACTCCATCGGAAATCCTCCAAGGTGCTACATATCGGCGTGCCCGCCGCCCGGGGTCCTGCTCCGGCAATGGTTCCAGCGGGAAGAAGCCCCGCACGTTGCGGAACCATTCTGACCAACCCAAGTAAGGGAATGCATGAACGCGCACCCTGTGGGCGTGGGCTATCAATGCCCACAGAGTCGGCTCCAATGTATGCTGTACCTCAAGGTACGCGCGGCAATACACCAGCGCTTCTATCATAGCTTGTGGCCGTGTTGGCTCAATGACCTCTACGGTTGGCCATAGCCGCGCGAAACGATGGAAAACCGTCTCTTCACCATGGTTGTTGACAATGATGATGCGTGCTCGCTCGGCGTCGTACTTCTCGGGCTGCAAACATGCTTCGTGCAAGAGCTGAAAGTCTATTGGCCGCCCGCGCTCGTAAATCATGCACACGTATGGCAGTTTTGTGCCATCGCGCAGTTCACGACGCTTGAGCCTTACGCGGTGCACACGCAGACGGTCTATCCAAGGACCATAGCTACCGCCAGTCTGCCCAGCGAGCCACCCTGCTCCCGCATATGTTAGCGTCTTGACCACGGGTATGTCAAGCAAGACATCTACATCGGGTTTAACGGCCCCGCCGAGCGGGCGGCCCACATATTGCACCCGCCACGTATAGATGGCGGGCCACACTATATCATCCGCAAACCCGCCTTGGGGCCGCCACGCGCCTCTAATCCTCAAGTGTCGCGCTATCTTCGACTCGGAGCAATCGTGGGTCGCCATCTTGACCTAATACGTACCCCGTTAAGAGTGCCAACAACAATGCTGCGTCGTCGCTGACATCCCATGCTTCCTGCCAGCGACGCACAACACCCACCCAATCAGCCAATCCTTCTGCTTCAGCATCCGGTAGCCGAAATATATTATCCGCCACGCTGTCGGCTCTTTCTTGAATCATGCGAACGACGTCTTTGGAGTTCATGCTTCAACCTCTCCAAGCGGGCACGAAGCTTCTCCATGTGCTGCTGAGTCCATTGGCCGCCGCGTATCCAGCGGCTGGCCGATACATGACTTCTGTGGCCGGGCTTCCGTTTGCGCCAGCTTTTACTGGCCATCGTCATCACCTCCAATATGAATGGTACCACAAGCCGCGGGCTATCAAACTCAATAGTACCATTCCGCAGACCAAGGCCGCACGTCTACATGCATCCAAGTCTTCGCAATACCCCTGCCGCCTTTGGGATGATAGCTGCGCAAATATGCGACAACATCTCTGATTGGCACACCATGTATCTTGATGTCAGCCGCCATGCCCGCCATGTGGAAGCTCTTGGAAACACCACCGATGAACTTGTTGTAGTGATACGGCCGGAAACCGCTGATGATGGTTACCGGCTGCTCATAGTGGTTGCGAATGTCTTCCAGCAACTCCACCAAGCGAGGGTCTATGCGACAGTAGTCGGGGTAGCGCTCGCCCTTGTAGACGTAGGTCCAGCGTTCTGTAGCGTGATGGCCCGCGTGGGCCAAGAACCTCGCGCGGCTACCATAAGCAAGAAACTCCTTGCCGTGGAAGTGGTCTGACAGCCGCGCAGTTATTACATCCGCCGTCCTCAGTAGGCCTTTATTGTATTGTGGCCACGGGTTGTAGTAAGGCTGCCCCGGATTGGCAAGTGCCCCACCTTCGTACTTAAGAAGCTGCGCCCGCGGGAACTTCACCAGCTTGTAGCCCGCCGGTATTTCTGGCTCTGCAACGTGGTGGCGATACTCATCGGGGTAGTCCTTCGTGTAGATATGCAGCACCGGCGGCTCCTTACTCCAGTCTATCTGCCCAATGTCCAATTCAATATCAGCGTCCCCCAAGAATTCTCGCAAACGCACATACGTCTCAGTCTTCCCTGTATGAGGATCGCGTATGAGGTAGCCCGCAACTCGCTCTTCGTCGCGTTCTCCGTCGTTGATAGCCACCATCAACGGTTTTACAATCTCTGGTCCGCGCATGGTCTCGACCTCCAGCAGGTTGCGCCAACGGTTCCATACTTGCCAGAAGACTTTGGCCCCGCTGATATGCGGGGTGTACATATATTGTGCCGCCGTGGCGGCATTTTCTGGTGTTACAGTTCCATCTGATAGCCGCCAGGGCTTGCCGACCTTCTTGGCCGCCGCAGGCTTGTACCAAGTACCCACAGCCTTCGCGCAGGAGAAGATTTGGTTGCGGACACCTTTGAATCTAGGAATGTCGTGGCTATCGGTGGCCCCGAAGCCGAGGGTATAGTCAAGGGCACGTTGCCAGCCACGGCCGCCAGCACGGCGAGTAAGAAAACTTTGCTCCTTTTCGGCGGTTACCAAGAGGAAACGCTGGTCCACATCGTATTGCCGCGCGGCTTCCTCTATCCACTCTGCGAACTGCGGCATATCTTGCAGCCGTGGGCTATTGATAGCCCGCAAGAACTCCTTTGTTGAGAATGTGGGATTGTAGCCCCACACTTCATCGTTCTCGCAAATCCTATTGGGGTTCCATTGCTTGGAAGCCACCGGCTACACCCCTAGCTCTTTTGTTATATGCCGCCAGCCGTCCACGTTTACATCATAATAGCGCAACTGGGCGGATGCCGCCATAGACCTATCGGCCACACTGTCGCCTATCACAACAGTACGCGGCGACGCTAAATCTATCCCTAGCATCTCTTCGGCCGCCGCCAACATGCCCGTGCGTGGCTTGCGCCACGTGCATCCTTGCTCCCCAGTGTGGGTACAGACAAACACATGAATATCATAGGGCAGCGCCAGCGGCTCGAACTTCATATAGAGGTCGCCGCGCGGCCGCTTCTCTACAGCATAATATATCGTATCCGACACGCCGAGAACATCACACCATTGTGATACAACCTCCAGCATAACTGCCTCGAATGCATCTAAGTCTAACAGCCCGCGACCGATACAAGACTGATTCGTCACACACACCAGTTGCCAACCGGCCAACCCTGCGCCATCAAGCGCTTCGACTGCTTCAGGTGTGATTTTGACTTGGTTGTGGCTAACCACATAGTACAGCCCTCGGCTGCTGCATTCTATGAGGGTGTCATCCCTATCAAAGAAAATAGCGGGTCTCATGATATGTACCTCCGTTCCCACAACCCCGAGACATACTGGTGCGCGAACCCATGGGCGTCGTTGACGTAGCCCAGCAGCGCTTCGGGGCTACCGTCGCCACTGGTAACCCACGCTTGCAAGAAAGCCGCCGAGAACGCATCACCAGCACCGGAATATGCCCACGGCGGGCAATCAACAGCCACCACGGGGACACTATCGACAAGCTCGCCGTCTACATAGAGCGTGGTGGGCTGCCGACCATGCGTTACTACGACGGCTTTGGTCTTTCTCATCCAATCCTCGCCGATGGCCTCGCGCCACGACATGAATTCTTCCTCATTTAGCTTGATGATAGCCTGCGCGGCCCACTCGTCCAAGTCTGCTGGTGGTTCTCTGCTGCCATCCCACAACAATTTGGCATCCGGTGTCATTAAATAATCCCTTGCCCGTCTCCAAACATCGGCCATGCCATATCCATGATCCACCATTAAGACACCATCATAGGGCGGGCTTAGATGCCGTGGGGAGAATGGAAGCTCGTGAAATGCTTCCAACACAACAGTAGGACTTGGCGTGTCGATCCTGCACGGTTTCTTGCCTTGTATACGCATCCGCAAGGCCGGCACACCCGACACGGGCACAGGAACCGTATGAACCTGTGCATGAAACGCACACATCCGCTGTATCTTTGTGCGCCAAAAAGAGATACCACCGAGAGGAGCCAAGAGAGACACGCGGGCCTCTGGAATTATCTGCTTAAGACACCAAGCAGCGTTGCCAGCCCCGCCGAGGGCATAGCGCGGGCTATCACACTTATACGTTGGCATATCCTCGCGGGTTGTTAGCCGCGCGGCTTCCAGTAAAACGTCGAGGAAGAAATCACCCATGACTAGATAGCGCACGCCTACTCCCCCTCTGTGAGAAAGCCCGCTAAGGGATACGTCAGCCAACCAATAACCTGCAGCCAGAAATATATCTTACCTATGAGATGGTCGGCCACGCCCGCCCACGCAAGCCAACCCCTGCCCCACACAAACCAGACGGCGGCACCTATCAACCCGAAAGCTGCCAATACGAGCACGTACTCTGCCCAGATGCCCACACGCTGCCCCAACGGCGTCCGCAGCCACGCCTTGCCTTGTGCCGCTGTGGTAAAGACGCTGTTGACAAGGCTCGCCACCAGCACAACGAGCGCAAACCGCGCGGCAGCTTCGTGGCCAACAAATATGTATGTCAACAGCCCCCAGAACAAGACGGCGAATATGGCCCTCACATATATGCGCATCATCCCAGCCTCCTTATCTTGATCCTCACCCCCGGCGGCTCACCGTACCACTTCTCGCACGAACTGGCCACCACTTGACTATCGTCCGCCCAAATGATACCTGTAAGCGCATCGGCACATGCCTTGTACAGGTTGTCGGCGTCAGGCCGCTTCGTATGGACAATTGGCAGGTCCTCGGGCTTCATCTTCTTGGTTGGTGGGAAGTAGAACTGTAAGTCGAGTCTCAGGGGTTCTGTGGGGAATAATGGCCGCCCCGCGCCAACGACTGCAAGTGCGTACTGCGCTATCTTCTGCTTCCATGCTTCGACACGCGCATCACGTATGTGACGTGCTTTTATGCCATTGGCTGTGCGCACGAGTATCTTTTGTCTGCGTTCCGGCACGGGGCGGCCAGGAACGAAGAACTCAATTACCTTGGTATCTTCTGAAGCAGGTCGCATATCGCATAGTACTCCGGATTGAGCAAGAAGCGAACTGCACTCCAGCCGAAAACGGCTGCAACGAAGAGAAAGATACTTCCGACAGTCAGCAGCGGGCCTGCCGCGTCTACTTCGTCTGCACGCAATTGCTTTAGCCCACACCACAACAAGCCTATCGCCAATATCACTGCAAGCCCCGCCCACGCAGCAAAACATACGCCGGAGATATGTTGCTGCCTTAGGAACGCAGTCCACACTGCGGGGGCCACTTCTTGCAACTTGCGAAGTATCTCGGCTGCGGCACCATCAAGCTGCGGCATCTCCCTCACCTCATGTTTGCAGTATACCCCACTCGGCGGCCTCTTCTTCAAAGATGTACTTGCCCGCATCGTTTTCTAATAGCCGCTGCCAGAACTTGGCCGACTTTTTTGTCCTGTCGGCATACCAGTGCGCCAAGCGGGCCGTCACATTCTCCAAGAACTCTGTGTACACCTTCTGTTCGCCGTGCTTCATATAACCAATCCACGCCCCGACAGAATGTACGAAGAAATAGGCCCCGTCGGCCATCGTGCGGATATCGCCCGCCAAATAGATTTCAACGGCCGCGCTCGACACCTGCCCGCAGTTGTGACAGCGAATGATTTTGCCCTTGGTGCGGGTTCGCATTAATGCATCGCGTATATGCTTGGCATAGGTCAGGTAGCCGCCGCCGCTATTAATCCACAACCGCACTTCACTCACATTTCGGTCGCGGGCTAACCGCTCTATGGCCAGCACTATCATTGAAACGTGATCACGGTTGGTTAAGTCGCCGATATAAATGTCACCATGCTTTGCCGCCTCATCCCATGCCTTCCAAAGCTCAGCCGGAGTGTCTGGTTCCATTCTGAACATCATCAGTCCTCCATCCACAGTTTGTGCAGTAGCCGCCCGGCTCTATCAAGATGCCGCCGCCCCGCTCCAAATCGAAACACTTCGGACAAGCCCAAAACTGAACAGCATCCTTCACTGGCTTGCCACGCCTGCCACACAATTGTACCAGTAGGCCCCACGGCGTTTCCTTTATAACCACAAAGCGCTGCATCAAAAGATGTCCCCAAGATCGACATCGCCAGCAGAATCCGAAGTCCCTGCAGTGTCGGTGCTTCCCGTGTCACCAAGTGACACGATTTGCTGCACCGTAACAACAGGCCGGTAATATTCGCCGACCTTCTCGCTGTCGTAGCGACCCACGACCACAACTTCTGCGCCGTTGGACTGTTCGATGATGCCGCAAATATCCCCAAACGCGCGGCACCTAACGAATACCTTACTCTCCCTCTGACTACCGTCGCGGCCCTTATACGTCCGCTTGTGCACGAGAGTGAAATGAATAGACGGCTGCCCCTGGTCATTGAAGACCGGTTCCAGCTTGCCGTCCCTGCCCATCGGCTCTACCGTCCCCGACAGAATTACAGTGTTAATCGCCATCATGCTCCTCCTTCTTTGGAAGCCCCAGTTCTCGTCTGAGGTCTTCTATCATTTTGCCCGCTTCCTCGCGGGCTATGACGCGAACCCAGTTCTGCAGGGCCGCTTGTGCGGCTGTTATATACGGTGGCACCACAGTCCTTGCCAAGTTGCGGGCCTTCGCCACTGCTCGCTTGTAATAGGCCGCGGGCTTATCTGGCCGCGCGCTAACATAATAGTACCCATCTTCGCTGCGCCATAAACCATAACCTTCTCGTTGCAGACGCTCCATAGAAGATTGTAGCCACGTTTCCGAGAACGTATCTGCCGCGTCGGGAGCTGCCTTGCGCAAGTCTGCTATTATCTCGTCTGCAGTAGCCCGCCCGCGGGCCTTCACTACTATCATCAGCCGCGCCAAGTTCAAATCCGGCCCCATGTATTCAGTACGGAACTCCCCAACTTCCAAGCTCTCGGCAAGGGCCTCTAACCACTTCGCCGCCGCGGGCACCTCATAGAAGGTATACTCCCCCGTCAGCCGCACCCGGCTGGGCACCTGCAGTAGCACATCTTGCATCGGTACGAATGCTGTCGGTATCTCATAGCGTTTGCCCCACCACGAGTTGTTTTGCCCCTCTATCTCCGGCACAAACAAGCAAACGTCTGTAGCGACAATGGTGTTACCGACTTGTTCTTCCAGTACGGCACCATATAGTTGCCCGGGCTGCACCTGAACAGCCACTTCGGTACAGCCCCAAGCCTGAAGCACGCTCAAGCGCGGGTCCACGGTATCACCGTCCTGCCTTGAGCATCGCGGCCATCCGCCACATGATCTTCCAACGATTCCAGCAACTCGCGAACGTACTTTGTTTGCTCAGATGAAAGCTGTTTCATGCTGGTGAGGCCGAAATGCCAATAGATAATGTCGTGGAGATATTCGTCGGCCGCCGGGCCAGCAAGCTGCCGCGCTATGCCATATATCATACGCAGCGACTCAGGCACGGCCTATCTCCTCCTCTTCAATCCGCCGCATGACAGTCCAATCGCCGCATATTGTGTCGTACTCGCAGCGCACTTTGCCAGTCGAAAAGCTCTTATCAGGCGGCTTGCCCGCCGGGCATTCAACAACTGGGGGTGCTACTTTGGCGGCCGCGCAATCTTGTATCTGCTTGATGCGATGAAGAATGCGCTGCCAGGTCTCTTCGTCCCATGCCACCCGCACTTCGCCCACGAAGTTCTCGTCGCCGCGGCGAATAACATGTATGATAGCTTCGTCGGTCCAGTAACCATTGGCGCGGGCCAAATGCAAGTAACAATGAGTCTGTTCGCGCCACTTGAGCCAGTAGTAGCCCAAGTCCTTGGCCCACGGGCTGATGCTCTTACACTCAAGTACAATCCAATGACCATTGTAAAGCACGAGGGCATCGATGTTGCCGCGAATGCCGAGGCCGCAGGGGTCTTCCAAGCGCAACTCGGTGTACACTTCTTGGAAGACGCCTTGTTCCTTCGCTAAGGATAGCAGCCGCGCGTAGCGGTCGTGGACATCAGTACCTGCTTCGCCGTAGCGGTTCTCGTCGAAAGTCAACGGCCGCGCGGGCAGACCGAGTAGCTTGAATACCTGCTTGCGCGGGCAATCTGTAACACCCGAAGGGCTGAGCCAGCCCGGTGTCCGCCGCGGCTTGTACTCAACAGATAGCAGCTTGCCCAAGACCTCTGCTTCGGCGGCTGGCCGAAAGTCCATATCTTCAGGTATCGTTATCTTCCGCATCGGCGATCTCCAAGCACAGTTTTTGCCCCGCTGCAGACCACGACATTCCGGCGAAGCGATAGCGCATAGTGTGGCCACATCTCACACAACGCAACAGACATCCGAAATTGTCCAGCAGAACCGATGGCGATATTCCGTCAGCCTTAGGTAAACGACCGCCGCGGGCTGTCAATTGCAACACCATTGATCTACCACACTCAGGACATTTCATCTTCGTTGACGGCCGCCGCGCCTGCCGCGCGGCCTTTCTCCACGTCGGCCTGATACACGGGCCACAAGGCCGTGTTCTTCGCAGCCAACATCGCACCCGCCACTTGCTTCAGCCGCTGGCGTAAAGTGTGCTTCGACAGCCGCGGGTCCACAGCGACAACGTAGAGCGGATAGCTCTGCAGTGCTTTCCAGAAGTCGCACCCGTGGCGGCGGCTAATAATCTCCGCCGCCATAGCGAGGTGCCGCACGATTTTCTGGTCCTTTACGAAACCAGTCTCCTCGGCGGCCACCATGTTCTTCAAGTCATCCCATATCTTCTGCTTGCTCTTGCTCGTCGGCACTTGCCAAACCCTCCACCAAGCGCCAAAGGTCTGTGACCCTAGCGGCTATCCACGGCGTTGCCACTTCGTCATCCCAGTTAACCAGCAGATAGAAGGGTAACTGTCCCCTCTTGTCGCACGCCTGCACAAACTCTTCGACATCGGACTCAATTCGCCGTATGTCGCCTACCCGCATCACCAAATTGCCAGAACGGAAGGCTTGCATGGGCAGTAAATGACCGGGCTCAATCTCAATAAACGACCACGGCGGTGACTTCTCGTCAAATACGAACTCACGTCGCCCTATCTTCACACTATATGTCTCCGGCATCGTTCAAGTCCTCCATGAGCCGCGGCAGGTGCCGCGGGTCTATACACAGCAGGTCCCAATGAAAGCCGGGGCCATCAAATGTCAACCACAACATTGGCAACCGCCCCGACATGCGGGCTTCCGCCATTATCTTCTCCCACCACTTGCGCTTGATGCTTATGCTAGCCTTCGTCGTCTGCTTGTGTTCTATTAGCCACCGCTTCCAGTAATAATCACCCTTGTGGAAGCCCGCGCCGCTGATGGGCTGCGCGGTCAGCTCCAAGGGGCCAAGCTTTACTTTCTTACCAGCCCGCGGGTGTCTCATTTGACCTCAGCCCAATCAGGCAACTCGGCAGTTCGCAGAAAATGCACGATGTCATCGTAGTACTTATATATGAGCATAGCCGCCGCGTCGGCCCCCTGCACCTTCTTGCCCCAGAGATTGTACCAAGAGCCGCTTTGCTTTAACTGCCCTGCTTCAAGCAGGCCCTCTCGGATCAGTAGCGCATCGGTAATAAACGGTGCTTTGATGGATTGCGATGGCTCTTCGGGATCGGGCACATCATCGAAATAGATAGTGTAAGCCCCGCGGCGGCCCATAGGGGCGTACTTGCACCTCTCGGCTATCCACAGCACGTTCTTCCCCACTGGCGTGCCGCGGCCGCCATACTGCTTGTGCTTCGTATCCTCGACCATCGGTGCCCTATCGGGGCGCAAGAAAAGCATTAGTGACGACTGAAACTTCTGGCCGCGGCCTTGGGCCAACTCGTAAGTGCCAGTCTGCGGGCTGATGTACGCCTGCTGGATAATGACCAAAGCCTGCTGGGGCTGCAACTTGGCGGTCATATAGCGAACAAACCAATTCATTGCCTTCGCACCAAGGGCATACGACGTAGAGTCCGTAGCCTTCTTGTCAATATCGTGCTGGCTCAAGAGGGCCGCGCCGCCGTCCAGCACGATAAGGTCCGCGCCAGCGTCCACCCCCGCCTTGGCTATCTCAGCCGCATTCTCAATGGTCTCGGGTCGGGCCGCTACTACAAAATTCTTCTCATTAACACCCCAAGCCCGCACCCAATCGGCCGTTAATCTGTTCTCACAATCTATCCATAATGTAGATATGTCGTTCTTGGCGGCCACGTGCAACATAAGAGCCGTCTTGCCGACGTCCTGTGGCCCGTAGATCACCGTTATCCGCCCACGTGGGATGCCCTTATAGTAATAGTCGAGTGTGTATAGCCCAAACGGAATGAAGTCTATATCGGGCAGATCGCTTAGCGGCCTAACTATTCCCTTCTTCAGAAGGTCCTGCAGCGTCATCCTTGGCCTCCTTCTTGTCTTGCCAACGCTTCCATGCTTCCTCTGCTAGTTCGCGTAGGCCAGCCATGTCCTTGCCTTCTACCCTGTCAGGGTGCTCGACCACGAAGTGTTGATAGAAAGCTTGGACAAATGCTTCATCGTTGTTGGATACTTGCCGCGCGGCGTACTTGGCCGCCGACTGACGCACAGCCTGCTCCAGCGCTGCATCAGCCAGCTTCGCGGCCTGTTCGAGCTTGCCTTGCTCTTGCAAACTCTTTATGTACGCTTCCACGAAATCGTTGTCACCCGTAGCGTTAAGCGCCACCGTCACAACGCGCATCATCTGCTCATTGGCGTCTACGGTGCCTTCGGTCTTCTCCTGGCCTTTTGTCGCCGCTTGAGCCTCGACGGGCTGGCGGCGCATAGCCTCGACCATTTCTTCGTAGGTAGCCCCAAGGTCTAGCCCAGCAGCCCGTAGCGCACGACCAATAGCCGATGTGCAAGCGACCTCAATTGGGTTGGTCTCTTCAGCAGTAAGCCGCCGCTGGCGCATAAGCGCCTTCTTCTCGGCCTCGGTGAGGACGATGCTTGAAGCCCAGCCAACAAAGGGACCGCCAACTAGATCAGAATTGACCACTGCCTTCGCTACAACGTACCGGCTATCGATCTCCTCAACACCCGTCCGGACTATATCGACGTCCACTGAGTTTTTGACGGCCCGCCCCAGCTCGCGGGCTGCTACGCCGTGGGCGTCACGCCACATGTTGATAAGACCAACAACTTGCATGTACGGCTTGCCACCCAAATCGACCGCATACTCCTTGTAGTCGGCCAAGCGCACCTTGACCGGCCCCACCATAACCACCCGCTGCCAACCACCACCAAGGCCAGCCACGGTCAGTTGAGCATCTTTCGGGGACCATTCCATAGCTTGTTCCTCCTTGTGCTAAACAAGTATTCCCAATATCGCAGGCGTTTAAACTACTTGCCCGCGGCCTCCTTCTCTCGTTCTGCATCTTCTTTGATGAACTTCGCCTCTGTTTCCGCGTCCACTTCCGTCCAATGCTCGACCCTGTACACCTGCGGGTAATATATCAGTCCTTGGCCAAGAGCCTGAGGCCATTCCAAGCCGCCGCGGTTCTTCCGTATCTTGGCTATCAGCCGCAGCGGTTCGTTCTTCTCCGGAAACCGGCGGCGAATGGTAATCTCGACGTCGGTTTGCGCCTCGCCCACTGCCATACCGGCGGCTTCCCCCGGCTCGGCAACACGCGAACTGGCACGCCCGCGGGCCACCTGCCGCAGGGCAAATACACATGTGTTCGTTGAAGCAGCCAGCGCCTGTGCTTTCTTTACTATCTCAAAGTTGTGGCGGTAGAATGCGCTGTATTCGGTTTCTGCCAAGTCCAGGTAGTCGATGAATACGAAATTGGCCTTGGCTTGCAAGACATGGGTCTCCGCCCTAGCAATAGCCGCGGCAACCTTATCTAACGACATCGGCCCGTGTAGAAAGGCCACGTTGGGCTGTATGATGTCGTGTATTACCTGCCGCACGGCCTCCCACGCCTCCTCGTCGGCCCGCAGCTTTTGTGCCTGCTGCATTTCTGTCGCAGGCTCGGCATCGGATAGATAGCCCAAGCTGGAGCCGAGATTAATGGCCACGCGGCTGATTATGTCTTCCGGCGACGGCTCAAACCCCACAATGACAACGCGAGCCGGTTCGGCGTTGACAACCAAGTTAAGCAACATCTGCACAAGCAGAGCCGTCTTACCAATACCGGCGCGGCCCTCAATGTGAAATATCTTGCCTGGGATAAGGTCTAAGTATCTATCCAAGACGGGGAAGCCGAGTTCCCAGCGCGAGGCCCGCGTTGCCATATCGACGATGCGTTCCCAACGCTCCCACGCATCATCAGCAGTATAAATAGGGACCGCGGGAGCCGCACGGCTGTTGAGTGCCCGCCGCACCAAACTGGCCTCAACGCCCCACGCTTCCGCTACCAGCTTTTCAATCTCCTCGCGGGCCGCCAAATCCGCCTGTTGGTATACCTTCCTGACAGCAACTTCGGCCTCTTGGCGGTCTTCTTTTTTGAGTGCCCGCGCGGCCAACCACACCCAGTAGTTTTTTGACCGCTTCAGTTGGTCATTTAGCGTGCCCGCCACCAGCGCGTCATTAGCATCCTTCTCCTCAAGCTGTACAACCTTCAACGGCAACTGACACAGCGCCCGTATCAAGCGGCCCGCCTGCTCACATTTCTCGAAGCCTTCGTCGGTCGTATCGGGAACAAGCACAATAGACGTATCGGGGAAGTAGGCCAATATGAGCTTCATCTGCCCCGCCGACAATGCGCCCATCGTAGCCACCGCGGGCACGCCTTCCTGATACAAACTCATAGCGTCATACGGGCCTTCGGCCATGTACAAGACACCTGCCGTTTCCCAAAGTGCCCGCGCCTGGCAGATGCCGAAGAGCGTGGCGGCCCGCCGGAGGCCGTACATCGTTTCGTACTTGGGAACGTCTATCAGGTCTTGCCGTACGCCCTTCTTGGCTGCCGCCCGCGCGGCCGCCTGCTTCTTAACATCCTCGCTCCAGTTATGAAATTGCCATCCGACGGGATGACCATACACATCTGTCACGGGGAGAACTATCTGCCCGGTTTCGGGGCGATATCCAACGAGGAACGTCTTGATGGTCTCGTCTGTTAGCCCACGCCCGTGGAGATATTCAACAACTTCGGGGTTCTTCCACAAACGGTCATGCCAGTAGGCCGCCGCGCGGCTCATATTTTCGTACTTCCGAAACGCCTCGCGGGCCTTCTCTATATCTTGCGCTTGCATACCCAACTCTTGGGCCAATTCGACAAGCGCTTGCCAGCGGCTAATGTTCTTGGCGGCGGCCAACCAGTCGAAGACATCCCCGTGGGCACCACAGCCGAAACAGTAGTAATGGTCGGGATAGATGTGGCAACTGGGGGTTTTCTCCGTATGAAACGGACAAAGTATCTTCCCGTTGCGATTTATCTGATGGGTGCGGCCAACAATTTCTCGGAGGTCAACGCGCCGCCGGATATCTTCCCAGAGAGACATGTAATCCTCCTAGCGAAGGTATCTCCAAGGGCCGGGGATCGCGATAGATATCGACGCCATCGGTCCCCGGCCCGGACAAAGGAGGTGCTCACAAGCTATTTTACTTCGACTGCTCCCTAGGGTCAAGGCCCTCTGCGGGCAAACGCAACTCATAAACCGGCTCGGCGGGCCAAACCCACCAAGCCCAGCGCGGCGGTTCCTTCACAAGCAACATCGGCTGCTGTGTATCCGCTAACACAGGCATCTTGTCACACATCGTTGACACCAAGATGCCATCTCGCCGGTATACTACGGTCCAAGTGCCGCCGCCAGCAGGGTACACAGCCGTAACAGTATGCGTGGACACCGAAGCATGGCTCCAAACCAGCGCATAGAAGCCCCAACAGATGAGCCCGCAGATCCCAATCGCTATTACGGCTATCAACAGTGCTTCACCCGCGCGGTCTTCGTTGGCTGCCGCGAACGCTATAGCACTCAACACAATGACCGCCGCGGCAATCATAACCAGCACGCTTAGCATCATTGGCTCCCCCTCGGCAGTATCTGCATCGGCATCAGTATATACAAGAAGGCGTCACCGCCGACTTTTGTTAGCCGCGCGGGTGAGTACTTCCCAGAAAACGATAGCTCTACTTCATCTTCTGAGATCACATTTAGCGCTTCCGCCAAGTAGCGGCCGTTGAATGCAATCTCGGGGACTTCACCTTGGGTTTTGCAGGCCACGCGGGCCTCGGCGCGGCCAATATCGGGCGCTTCGGCAGTCAACACCAGCTCGTCATCCTCTAGCGCGAACACAATCCTGTTTGCGTCCTCGCGGGCCACCAATCCAACACGGTTGATAGCCGCCAACAGGTCCGCCGCTCCAATATACACCGAGCCGACGTACTCCGTTGGTATGACACGCTCATAATTCGGGAACCGACCCGCTATCAGTCGCGTCCGCAGTACCATGTCTTCCGCCGCGAACTCGGCGACGTGGCCGTCAGCAGAAAAGCGCGCTGTTTCGTAGTTCTTTAGCAGCCGCGCGGCTTCCTTCAAAAACACATAGGGAATAATAAGCTCCGCCTCGGGGCCACTTATATCGAGACGATACTGTGCAAGGCGATAAGTATCGGTGGCCACAAGTGTCAGGTCATCTCCAAAGGTGAATAGAACGCCCGTGAGGATCGGCCGGGTTTCGTCCTTCAGCGTGGCGTAAACCACATGGTCGATAGCCGCCGTCAAGTCGGGACCGTTTATGTTTACCTCGATATTCCCCTCTGGCGGCGGCAACATCTCCCAAGTATTCGGCGGCATCATCCGCAACACGTACCGCGAACCGTTGCTGCTAACTGCCGCGCCGTCGTCTACAGTTTCGATGACGACAGTATCGCCACGAAGCTGTCGGACGACTTCCTGCAACAGCTTGGCTTGCACCAGAACGGTGCCTGTATCGCCCGTTGCTTCGACGCTGCGCTCGGCGTGGAGATACTCCAAGTCGCTGGCCGCCAGGCGCAGCCTACTCTCGGCAGCTTCCAAACAAATGCAACTCTGCACGGGCTGTGTGGACTTATCACCAGCCGCGCGGCTAACAAACGTCACTGCATCAGCCAGCACATCACGGGATACTTCTATGCGCATTGCGCTTCCTCCTCTTGAGATGCCCTTGTCCAAGACGCCAAGCTGGTCCTATAGCGCCCCAGCGCATCGCGGAGCTTGGCGGCGAACTCTTTGTACCACTCATCGGCCCCCAGACTTAGGTATATGAACTCCGCCGACCGCACTCTATCATCATCATATTTCGCTACGCCCCTAGCAAGGTCTATTCCAATGCTCAGCGACTCATGCCGTCTAGGGTTGATTTGGCGCAGCGCGTCAAGAAGGTTCGATACTTGGCTGACCGCACAAGCCAGATGGCCCAGCAGGTTCATCATACAAAAAAACTCGCGCCAATCGCGGGGCCGCCAGTTGGCAATCGGATACTCCCACAAACTAAGCTGAAGCTCTGCGCTGTTGTCTTCCAACGCGAGGTAGTAACCCACACCCCCGCCCGTATTGCCAATGGGCCGTGATGCACCTTCGCTCAGCAGCGCAAACAGTTCCCTATAGGTCATGATGTCGCCTCCTTACAGTAGCCGTGGCTGCTTCAACTTCTCTCGCATTCTCTCTATGGCGATCCGCCGATACTCTTCGCTGATGTCGATGTAGATACTACCCCGCCCGAGCTCTTCGCAAACCAAAGATGTGGTACCGACACCACCAAAGGGATCGAGGACTATACAAGGAACGGGTTCATCATGTTCACAATCGCACGTCGGAACCCAGCCCATATTCTCAACGACCGTCACGTAATCGGTCGCAGTGGTTCGGACACCATCGACGGTTTCATAACTACTCAGCGATTTTTCGCGTGAATTGCACCGCGTTGTTTTGCGGCCGTCGCAAACCGCCTTGCCCACCGGGCGCACCTGCCGGACATAAGATGCACCACAGACAGGGCAGCATCCCTCCTCGCTTGTCCCCGCACGAATGCAAATGGCTGCCAAGCGCGACGGCATGACAGCATAGTGCGGCACCGAAGACGGCTCGGTTGGAATAGTCCAAACATCGCGCAAGGCCCGTTTGTGATAC